CTACAGTCTATGCCATCCATGAAAATTTTTTCCCGCTTTTTCCCGCAATGCGAATTGTTTTTCCATGGCGATGCTGAAATGGTGCCGGCGCCGGACCCGACACGCGCCCGGCCCCTCATTTTGTGCTTCTGAACAGCCGTCCCGCAGTGAAACCGGGCGGGCCTCAAGGTCGCATTCGTCGACGATAACCCTGGCCCCATAGCTGTCCTGCGCTGTGCACAGAACCGGGCAGGAAAACCCTTCGATCGCGATGGCGTTTTCCAGACAGACCAGTTCGGCACCCGACTCCACATGCACGACCCGCTCACCTTGTCTGAAGCGCCTCATTCCCGCACCTGATTCCTTGCTGATGACACAGCCCTATGGCACTTACAATTGATAGTCAGTTTACATAAACAGCACAATGTTTTATTCCGTTGCCTTGACTGGATCGGGGAGGCCTGGCGTCCGTTCCACGTCCGGCGGAGAGGCAGGCCGCCATGGGTCCACATGGGTCATCACGTTCAATACCGGATGGCGTTGCAGCACGCGCTGCCTGGCAAGCACGGCAATGTCGTGCCCTTCGGCCACGCTCTTGCCGGCATCGACCTCGATGTGGACGTCCACGACAATCATGTCGCCCATCTTCCGGGTACGGACATCATGGATATCGTGCACACCGGGCGTTCCGGTCAGCGTCTGCCGGATAGCCTGCAATTCCTGCTCGTCCACCGCATGGTCCATGAGGTCGTGCAGCGCGCTCCAGCCGAACGTCCATCCCATCCTGGCGACCATCAGTCCGACGATCAGGGCGGCAATCGGGTCCAGAATCGGGTAACCGGCCAGATTGCCGATAATGCCGATGCCAACCACCAGTGAAGACGCCGCATCGGAGCGGGCATGCCAGGCGTTGGCCACCAGCATGCTGGACTTCACTTTCCTCGCAGCCGCCAGCATGTAACGGAACAGCAGCTCCTTCGCCAGCAACGCCCCTCCGGCGGCATACAGTGCAATGATGTGCACCTGGGCCACGGTTTCCGGCGCCTCCAGCTTGCGCACGGCCGACCACAGCATGCCCACGCCAACCGCCAGCAGCAGCAGGCCAAGGACCAGGGAGGCCGCAGTCTCGAAGCGCTGATGACCATAGGGATGCCCTTCGTCCGCCTCCTTCTTGCTGTGGTGACTGGCAAACAGCACCACGAAGTCGGCAACCAGGTCCGACAGCGAGTGAATCCCGTCGGCAATCAGCCCCTGCGACCTGGCCAGGATGCCCACGCCGACTTGCGCGAGCGTCAGGCACAGATTGACGACGACGCTGACCCAGGTGCTCCTGGATGCCACGCGGGCCCGTTCGATCAGCAACCCGGCGGAAACTTCGGTGTCATCACGGATATTTTCAAAATGCATGGTCTGTATTCTGTTTGATATTCAGTTAAAAATGGCATGGGGCATTTCCAAGTCTATCCAGCCAATACTGAAAGCAGAATGAATGGTTTATTCGATCCATTCACGGCAATTGATAATGAAATTCGATTTGCAGCGCTATGCCATGGAAAATTCGTCAGGTGATAATCATTCACTGCCATAAGCACACTCATTCTCACCTTTGATCCGCGATTCCCGTTTGCCCGATGCGGAACCCGGAGCGCAATATTGACGGCAAGATCATGCAGAAAGGTGGTTCGGCATGCCGATGACCGTAGCCCGGCTTCACCAGATACTTGGAGACCTGATCGCCGCGGGCCACGGCCAGCGGCCGGTGTGCATCAACAAAACCACGTTCCGCCCCCCGGGCGGGCAGGAAGGCTCCGTCATTCTCGATGTCGGCAGTGCAAGTGGCCCGGAGTGGGTGCCGACCAGAGACGATAGTGACTGCAATCCGTGGCGGCAGGACAGCAATGAAGCCGGCCGCCGTGTCGTGGTGCTGAGGGGGCTGCATGAATAAGCGGCTGCCCGTGCACAAACAAAACGGGAAGGCCTCGAACTGCACAGCTCGCAGTCGAGGCCTTCCCGGTCCCCACGGATGCGTTTTCAACGCGGGGGCACTCCCAATATAGCAGGGTTCCGGCCTGATTCAAGAAATGTCAGCCCTGCTGCCGGAGAATGTCGCGCGAATGTTTTCTCCGGGATGGATGCCCGGTTTTATCCGGTCCCGGATGGCCCGCGCAGCAAGACGCGACAACCGTCGGCAAACAACCTGACGATGCCCCGCGGCTCAGAGCGGGCCGACAGCGACGGGAGCACGCAAGTCGACGAGCCGCTGCGCTCCGACGCAGCCCGGGCACGCCCGACCGGTGCTGAGCGGTCAGCCACCACGCCGACTTGACGGGGCCGTCGACAAATGGATAGTGGAGACTGCATCGGCATATAACGCAATGGTATGCTGGCGGTGATCTTCCACCGGCATCCGGCCCGGTTCGCGGCAGAACGGGCAGCCCACAGGACGGGCGGCATGCCGGCGCAACACTAGACAGAATAAGGCTTTGGTACTGCATATGCTTCTGATGATCGAAACGCGGCATCAGCACTACATGCGGGGTCAATCCATGTCTTCATAGCCTTGCGCAGCAAGGGTTTGCTGAGAGGCATGCATCAGAATTAGTCATGCCGAACCACTCCATCGCGCCAGAAAGTGAGTAAGATTGTGAGTAACCAACCGTTACTCACACTGACTCTAAAATGCTCTCAGACGCCAAGGTAAGACAAGCCAAACCGACGGACAAAGTCTTCCGTTTATCTGACGCCAAAGGGCTCGCGATTGAGGTCCGGCCGTCCGGGCAGAAGATATGGCGCTACCGGTTCCGGCTGGATGGTAATGCCAATATGTTCACCCTCGGAGACTATCCTGCTGTCAGCCTGTCTGAGGCTCGCCAGCGCCTAGAGGATGCGCGGCAACTCGTCGCCCAGGGGATCAACCCAAACCAAGCCAAAAAAGCCTCCATCGCATCCAGGATTCAGGAAAACAGCAATACCTTCCAGTCAGTGGCTGACGCGTGGATTGAGGCAAACCATGGCTGGAGCGCGACCTACAGACGGCAGGTCACCACCACAATGAACGCTGACATCCTGCCGAAAATTGGATCCCTGCCAATCCGGAGCATCAGCTCTGCACAAGTCCTGGCCGTGCTCAAGCCGATCATCAAACGCCGGGCCCCGACCGTCGCCAGAAACGCCAGACAGTGGATCGGCGCCGTGTTTCGTCATGGCATTGCCTCTCTGGCCTGCGAGAGTGACCCGACGGTCCCGCTGGCAGGGATCGTGAAGGTCAATGGTGTCAATCACCACAAGCCATTACGTCCTGATACTCTGCCGGCGTTCCTAGCGGCGCTGGACGCATATCACGGCTACGGCGTCGCCAAGCCCGCCACCCAGCTCATGATGATGACGTTTGTCCGCACCATCGAGGTCCGGCGAGCCGAGTGGGCGGACATTGACCTTGCCGCCGCGGTCTGGCGCATCCCGGCCGAGAAAATGAAGATGCGAACGGAACATATCGTTCCGCTGTCTCGTCAGGCCGTAGCCCTTCTGACGAATCTTCAAAAGCTCACCGGCCACCGTGCACATGTGTTTCCAAACACCCGGCGTCCTGATGACTCCATCACGGCCACAACCATCAATCGGGTTATTGAATTCATTGGCTTCAAGGGCGTCGTTTCCGGCCACGGGTTCCGTTCAACGGCATCGACCATGCTGCATGAGCTCGGCTACCCGGACTTGGTTATTGAACGGCAGCTCGCTCACATGGAGCGCAATAAGGTCAAGGCGGCCTATAACCATGCCGAGTTTCTCCCAGAACGGCGTCAAATGATGCAGGATTGGTCCGATCATCTTGATGCCACCCTCGTGGCCCATCGCTCGCAATGAGAGCTCGTCCGGGCTAATGTGCTTCTGATAGCCCTGATCAGAGGTTTCCATGGAAAATTACCCCCCTGTACTTTCCCAATTCGAAGTTCAAGCCAAGATGCTGGACTTTGCTGAAGACTCATCCAACCTCGAAGATGCCATTGCTATGCTCGCAGGCTGGATTGAGATGGCGGAACCTCGTCTGCAGCAGCACGACATTGCGGCCCTGATCTGCATCGGTGGAACGCTGTATCGCGAAAGCCGACGTCGGCGTCTCACGTGATCTCGTACCGCTCAGCAGACAACACCTTTTGTCGCTCGCGTCAGCGTCTCCCAGTAGCTAATCTTTCTCTATGCGGCACCGCCTCAAGAACACTGGCCGGCGGGACCAATGGCGCCAACAAAGGGGAAGCGGCCACCATGTACCGTGTCTTTTTGCGTAATCCGGACCAACAAGTCGTCCCGAGCTCAGTCACCATCACAAAAGATGCATCTGCCGCAGCCCAAGCATTTGCGGCGCTCATAGAGCGTACTGACTTCGATGGCAAACCGTTCTCTGCTGTCTTGAACTGCAACCGAACCCAGCTCGCTCACCACCGCTTTCATCATCGACCGGGGCAAGAGCACTACTGGCGCGGCCGTCTGGATGAAATCAAGTGGCCTAAGACGGGGCACCCTAGGGTGCTAGAGGGCGGGAAGCGCATATCCGTCTATCTGGATGTCCCCAGCCATCAGCATGCGGTGGCGCTAGGTGGTGGCAACGCCAGCGAGGGAATCCGATTGGCCTTGGCCGCTATCGGTCGTAAGAGCTGAAGGAACCGCGCAGCTTCTCCCCCGATGGATTTGGAGAAACAAACATGAATGACCGGCATCCCATCATCGAGCAATTTGAGGCTCAGGCAGAGTTGCTGGATATGGCGGAGGACGAATCTGCCATTGAGGACGCCATTGCAGTCCTGGCAAGTTGGATTGATGTAACAGCGGAGCGCCTGTCAGATAATGACCTTGCTACTCTGGTGCACATCGGTGGAACCTTGTACCGGCAAGGCTTGCATGATCGCATTAATAAGTTGCTGCAGGATCAGCGCTCCCTGCCGCCCGAAGATAGCCCAATCTGGTGAACTCGCAAAGCCAGAAACTGGGTGCTGCCCCCCCTTCTGAACGGTCCGGCGGGTCTGCATAGAGAGGGCATCAGCATTATGGTGTGACGGCTTGTTGCAGCCCTGCCCGTTCCACGACACAGACCACATACTGTCGCACCAGAACCAGATAGCGCTCGACCAGATCATCCGGGTTATCGCTGGTCGGGCGTTCGATCTGTGGTGCTGGCGCCGCCAGATTGGCTGGCAGCGATGGCTGTATTGGCATCATCGATGGCGGACTGGATGCGGCGCAGGCGCTCAGCATCAAAACGGCAATCGGCAGGCAAGGGATTCTGCATCGCATAGGTACGGTACTCCGTGGTGTGCCGGGTGGCGTTGGTGTTGATCTGGTCGACGCGTTGCTGGATGTCGCCGGCGATGGAGTTCAGGCGGTTGGACTCGGTGCGGAAGTCGGTCAGCGCCTGGCGGGCCTCCGCCAGCGCCTTGTCCTGGACGGCGCGCTCGGCCTGCTGGTCGCGGGTGTGCCAGCCGTGCCACCAGACGCCGGCCAGCAGCGCAAGGACAGCCAGCGCGCCGGCAATCCATCGGATCAGTGCATCAGACATAGTTCCCTCTCCGCCTCACGGCGTGCAGTCAGGCCGGGTAGCACCTGGCCGCCGGCACGATTCCAGCGCAGCAGCTCGTTGCAGCCGCCGACAGTGTCACCGCCGTTCAGCCGGCGCAGCAGGGTCGAACGCTGGTATGCGCCCGGCCCGACGTTGTAGACGAACGACGCCAGCGCCGCCCGGCGGGTATCCGGCATCGGTACCCGCGCACTGCGGTCGACCACGGCCAGCGCCTGACCCAGCTCGCCGGCCAGCAGCCGGTCGCATTCGGCCTGCGACCGGCGCTGACCGATTCGCACACCGGCCGTGCTGCCGTAGCAGATCGTCGGGATGCCGACCGGATCGAGATAGGCCATGGGGCGCAGGCCCTCGAAATAGCCGGTCAGCGGCACGGCAATCGCCAGCGCGCCGCCGGCGACGGCAGCCGCAATGCGGGTTTTCAGGGCTGGTGGCATCATTCCAGCTCCCGCATACGCGCAGCATGCTCAGCCTGATCGCGCTGGTCCTGCCGCATCTTGTAGTACCAGTTGACGGCAAGGCCGCCAACAGCAACCAGCAGGCCAATAAGCGCCACGCCCTCACTGCTCAGCAGCCAGCCGAGCATCGTTCCGCCAGCACCGCCATAGGTCACCTTGCTGGCGACCGTCGAGGTTGTCACCTCCAGTGCGTTGTCTCTCATACAGTCCCCTCGGACGTGAAAAAGCCCGCACGCGGCGGGCAAACAAAAAGGCCCGCTTTGTGCGGGCCTGAAGAAATAATCCGCTCAAGGCGGGTTATGTGCTTGAGAAATAATTACTCCGAAATAGGTATTACGCTTGGCACATTCGCCCACGCTCTTGGAGGACGAGCGACAAGGTCAGTTTGCTCGACCACCACGCGCGCGCCACGCACATCCAGAGAGGCGCAGAGCACAGGTTTGATGAATTCGTCAAATTTCACTTCGCGGAGAAAGACCAACTCGGCGCCTGACTCGGCATGCAACACATGATCACCTTCTTTCAACCCCATAGCGTGCCTCCTCTCGGTTGGAGATCTAATCTTGGCATAAGCCGGCAGGCATTCCGGCCCCTGCGCGCTAAAAACAACAACCGCTGGTCAGCCCGCGCTGAGGGCACATGAAGAGGCCCCGATCTGCATCACAAACCGGGGCCACTTGACCTCGCACCGGCCCATGCGGTGGGGTCACAGTGAATTTAGATAGCAACCCGGCGTGGCTCAAGTGGAACTGACAAGCGGCCCGTTACTCGGTGATGATCGGTGACGTCGGCCAGTCGATGGCCTGCGGGAACCCGGTTTGCAGCGGCACGTCGCGCAGCGCTTGGCGGTAGGCACGCACATCGGCCAACCGCTTGTCATCAATCGGGTAATCCGGCATCAGCAGATAGTCTGTAGTAGCGATTAGTGCATCACGCTGCATACGGACGGCCGTCGCCTCTGCTGTGCTTCGAGCCTCCATCTCTGCCGCAATCTCATCACCGGTCAGCGGCACGACCTCACGGGATACGACCACCACATGCCGGCCCGGGTCTGGAGTCAGCTGCTCGGCACCGAGGCGTTGCGTGCTGTCGTCGTATGGAGTGTCGGCATATTCAGCCGGCCACCACGCACAGTCGCGCACGCCCAACGCCGGATCAGTCCACGACAGGTCGAGCAGCGATTCCGGCGCGAGGCCAATCAGGAATGCCGGGACCGGCTCGCGCCTGGCGATGCCGGATTGGATTTTGATCATGATTTGTCTTGTCCTTTATGGGCGCAAATACGTTATGTCGATGCAGCCATCGAGAGCGGGGGTTCCACCAGAATTAATATCGGTTCCTCCATTGCCACCACGACCAAAATTCCCTTTGCGATACCCGCCACCACCAGCCCCTCCGCTGCCTCTAGCGGCAGATCCGCCGGTGGCTCCAGCACCAGATAGATAGCTGTAGTACGGGTTGGTGGTGTCAGATAGGCCGCCATCTCCCGGCGCCCCATCACCGCCATAGAAATTGCCGCCACCTTGGCCGCCGCGTCCGCCATTGCCACCGCGCCCGCCATCAGAAACCAATGAATTGCCCCCTCTTTCGCCGGCGTTAGCTTCAAATCGGCCGAAAATGGTTTTAGTGCCTGGGTCCGACGTAAATGACATCACACCAATGCCAATATCAATGCGCTGGCCTGCATACAGGCGCACTTCAATGCCGAAAATGTAGCCGCTACCACCGCCAGCACCATTGCCGGCAGAAAACCGGCCTCCACCCAATCCGCCAGCGCCGACCAGCACAACCTCGTACACACCATCTGCGGGAACCTCCCATTTTGTGAGGCCTGTATCAGTCAAGAAGAAGTTGTCGCCGGGCTTCAAATACGGGCCGTTGCGAGGTCCTGTGAGATTGGTCGTCATTGCCGGCATCAGCTCGCGTCGGCGACCTCGACGATGCTGCAGCCCGCTTATGCTGTCTTTCATCCCGTATGGATATGGCATCAGAAGTCCGTCCACTCCGCCTTAAACACAATCCCACCGGCCAGCGCGACCTGGCTCCCAACATAGAGCTTGTCACCGGCACCGATCCGCAGCGGCGCGACCTCGCTGTAATTCGCGAACGTCGTCTCCGCGATAGCCGAAGTTGTGGACACGGTCTGTGCAGTCATCAGCTCGGAATCAATCAGCCGTTTTGTCACGCCACCGTCAGACGACAGAAACAGCAGCAGCGACGATGCCGTGACGGTCGCACGCGGCATGGCCGTCAGCCTGGTCAGGATCGCGCCGTCAGCGCCGGCGGTCAGCAGCTCGACAACGCCGGTCGGAGAATCAGTCGTCAGCGCGCCGGCCGCCGCCGTGACGACAGCGGTAGCGGTGCGCGGAGTTTGCGCGAATGGGGCAGTAAAAGTTTTTGCCATGATGAATCCTCAGAAAGACAGGGCTGCCGCCTGGATGGTGGCGAGAGTGGTTTTGTTCTGGTCGACGTACTGGCGCAGTGCATCCAGCTCCGTACGCTGGGCGTCACTGATCGGCTTATCCACATCGGCGGTATTGTCGACATGAGACAGGCCGACATCGGCAGCGCTCAGGGTCACGGCGCCGTGATGCCCATTGACCGACACCACCGGCCCGTCAGCGACCGATTCGGCCACTGCCGCCGCCTGCAGCCGCGCAGAATCTGCAGCTGCAGCAAACCCGGCTGCGCTGGATGCCCATTCCTGCGCCAGACTTGCACTGGCCGCTGCGGCACCCTGGCTGGCGGACGCCGAAACCTGCGAAGCCGCTGCGGCTGCCGCCGCGCTGTACACCGACTGTACGGTGGCAGTGTCGATCGCCATCTGCAGCACCGGGTTACCGTTCTGGTCATAAATCAGCATCTTTCCCGCCCGGACGCTCGGGCCTCCGCCCGGCAGCACAGTTACATTGCCGCTGGAATCAAACGCCAGCAGTTGATGCGCACGGTCTGCTGGTGCTGGCGGAATGCTGGCAGTCGTCGCGCCGTCCGGGAGCGTGATTGTTTTGCTCAGATCCGTTTCGACAGCGGTGAACGCCGAACTAACCGCATCGAACAGCTTGTTCACATCCCGAGCCCGGGCAGTATCACCATCGACCAGCCGGTCATTACGGTTCGGGTGATCGAAATAGTCATTGTTTGCTGTCATGACCCCTCCATGAAAAAGCCCGGCGCAGGGCCGGGCGGTGGACATAAAAAAACCCGCGCTGTCGCTAGGACAGGCGGGCTGTGTGTTCAGTCAGGCGGCTACGCAGAACCGAGCGGGAGCGCCCCTTGCGCTGCGGCCACCATCTTCTTGGTGGGCTTCTTGTCGAATACCACGTTCATGCCGCGCTGGTCGGTGCATTGCCTGATCCTGTCAGCCTGATGGCCAAGCCTCCAGCGCACATCCTCCATCATCGCCAGCAATTTCACCTGCCACGCTGCGGCGTCTCTCAGCGCCAGAATGCGAATCTTGGCGCCGGCCACGTCGTGGCCGTCACGCTCAAGAGCCTCAATCAGCTCCAGTTCAGGCGCGCGGTTCCTGCTGTCCAGCAGCACGTCCGGCGTCATGTTCACGTTGATGAATGCCCGGCGCTCGAAGTCATGCGGCGCAGCGGTCTCCTTGGGGAAGTGGTATGCGCCCTTCTTCTCTGCCGGCAGCACCTCGCCTTCCAGCACCAGCCGGTGGACGTACTCGACAGCCTGACCGATCTGCTCCGGCGCCAACTGGTCGATATGCTCGACGCCGAACCGCTGATGGACCAGCGCGTAGGCGTCTGGGTACATCAGAGACCGTTTCCCGACCAGCATGCTCACGGCGGCGCGCAGCGGGGTACGAGCGTCGGTAGTGGTCTTGGCTGCGACCGGCCTGCCGAACAGTTGCGCAGCCATCCAGTTAAAGGCGTTGATGTACGCCTCCTTGATCTGTGCGGCCTTCTTGCCGGTGAACCCCATGACCAGGAACATGAACCCGTCCTTCGTCATCTCGTAGTACTTCATGTCGCGCCGAGATGTGCCAACTGCCTGATTTTCCACGTTGGCTGAAAAGTTAGCCGACGCAAACTCAGGTGAGCAATCAAGGCTTTCGATCTTCTGCATCACGTTCTTGTGCAGCTTGCCGAACACTTCAGCCACCTTCAGAGAGGTGGTGCGCGGCTCGTTGTTGATGATGCTGATGACGTCTTGCGGGACGAGAGAGAGGGTTGCGTTCATGATCTGCTCCGTTACGACACGGGTTGACCACGCTCGGAATGAGGGTGGCCGGGAGGTTCGTAAGCGTGCAGCACGCTGGACTTCTTCCCCTTACGGGTCTTGTATCCGTCACCCTCCCGGCCATTGATCGGCTGGGCTGCCAGCAGTCCGGACGGACTACGGGCGCAAAAAATCCACGGCTGACGGGCGTGGGGCGATCCGGCTGCAATCGAGTTACGACACTCTTGCGCGCAGTATCGCCATGGACGGGCGGCGTGTCAACGGCATGCAGGCCGCTAGGAGCAGCCCACCGACTATCGCATCTACCCATATCATGGCTTTACTTGGTACTACAATTTGGTACCATTAAGCGATGAAACGCAAATACCAATCCACGCTAGAGCTGATCTTCAAGCGCCCAGTCAGCGGCAACATCCGCTGGAAAGAAATTGAGGCCCTGCTCGTCGAGCTGGGCGCCGACGTCGAAGAGCGCGAAGGATCTCGCATCGGCGTGACGCTGTTCGGGTCGGTGCGCGTGTTTCATCGGCCCCACCCGTCACCGGAGACAGACAAGGGTGCCGTAGCATCAGTCCGCAAGTGGTTGGAAGAAAACGGAGTCAAGCCATGAACAACATCATGATCATCAACGGCCAGAAGGCCGTCATCGCCTACGATCCCGAAATCGAGATGTTCCGCGGCGAGTTCATCGGGCTGAGCGGTGGAGCCGACTTTTATGCGGCTGACGTCACCAGCCTCAAGGCCGAGGGCGAAACCTCTCTCCGGGTCTACTTGGATATGTGTGCGGAAAAGGGTATCGAGCCCTACAAGTCCTATTCCGGAAGGTTCAACGTACGCATTGATCCGGCCACTCACTCCGCCGCCGCCATTTCTGCGGCCGCTCAGGGCAAAAGCCTGAATGAGTGGGTAGCCGAAGCCATCGAAGAGCACGCCGAACACGCTGCATAGGCATCTGCCGCCGAATCATTCGAGCAGCAGCGGCATCTGCATCCTGCTCTCAAGCGCGGTGAGGCGGGCCGCTCACGGGCGGTTCATCCCCGCACCCGCGGGGAACACCAGCAGTTCGCGGAACGCGTCCCGCGTACGGTGCGGTTCATCCCCGCACCCGCGGGGAACACCAGCGCATCGGCGCCGAGAACCGGTTCATCGACGGTTCATCCCCGCACCCGCGGGGAACACATATGCTCGTCGAACGACAGCGCATCGGCATTCGGTTCATCCCCGCACCCGCGGGGAACACGATGCAAGAACCGGCGGGGACTGTGTACTTGGCGGTTCATCCCCGCACCCGCGGGGAACACGCGCTGTTCTGGCGTCGAAGCAACTGGCAATCCGGTTCATCCCCGCACCCGCGGGGAACACTCTAAAAATAACCAATTGATTAAAAATAGCTTATTGGCACCATGAAAATCTACCAACTTTTTGCCACCGCAACCGTGGCTACACCATGGCAGTTCTACCACATCCGGTTCCAGCCCCCCGTGCTGTCCAGCTCAGGGACACAGACTGTCAACTTGACGGTCGGGTGGTATGCAACATGCAGATGACAGCGGCACGTGGAAAGTGTATGTTAATTATTTTAATAAAAACACTATCAGATATGATCTCGTTCCTTTTCGCAATCCCAGGATTCATTCTTTCCGCAATTGCTCTAGCAATTGCAGGATTAATCGAAAGCTCAGGGCCATATTTTTCATGGCCTATGTTTTGGCTTTCTCTGAAAGAGTCGTCTCTGCCAGTTTCTGCTAGTGCCATTTTAATGGGAATATGCGCAACCATGCGGTTTATTAAACCGACAGAAAAATATTTATCTATTGAAGCATGTTTAGCATATATATTAGGATCAGTAATCTTCTCTGGCAATATATCAGGCAATTACATGCTACATGATGCCATAGAAAACATAACATCTATTCAAATAGCTATTGGGACAATTTTCTGTTTCTTTCTTAGCGAAAAATTCGCAACGAACCTTGGGGTATCAAATTTAAAGTAACAAAAACATGCATTGATTAATAAAATTAAAATAACCAAAATTATTCATTCACCATTTTAATCCAGATTTTTCCACCATTTTCCTACTGTAAATATCTTTTGCATAAATAGCTTTGCCGCCGGCGCCGCACATCTCTGCAGCTATTAATAGCGTGGTTCTTTTTTTAACCAAAGCAGAAATCCACCCTGATTCTGCATTACTCAATTCACTCCGAAGATCAGTGGGCAAATTAATATACTGAGCCCCTTCTCTAGTCTCAAAAACAAACCCTAAAGGTATATTACTCCCTTTTTGGTAGTCAATTGATGCAACGAGTCCTTTCATCAAAGACGGGTGGCATCTACACAATACAGATGGATCATCCCTGCATAGCCAACTTGATTCTTCAACCAAGCCAACAATTCCGAGAATATCAGTATATTGCCCATTTTCATTGTATGCAAAAACCATGCTGGACGCAGTGCATACCATCGACAATGTCATGCCCACCACAAAAAAAAGAATTTTTTGCATATATATCATGATAATGCCCAAGTAAACGTAAACGTATCTTACGTAGTTATTTTAATGACAAAAGTATAACCATACCTGGTGTGGTGGTCACACGCAAGATGGGGCCAGCACATGCCGGCCCCTCCTTCATCTAGCTGACGCAGCCTTATCAGCCGCCCTCATATCGCGGGTAATCTCCTTTCTCCATACATCAAGTTCGCCACGGATCTTCATGGCGCCAGGGTCTGTCTGCGTTCCCAGCCGGCTTTCCTCTCGGCTCAACGCCATCATCTCCGAACGCAACGATCGGGCATCGGCTGCCCGAATATCATCACCCCGAGCAGCCATTTCCGTCGCGAGCCTATCGGCAGCGGAATCCTCGCCAGCATCCCACAGAGCGTCCAGCCGTCGCGAATCCATCAGAGCACGATCCATTGACTCCCTGACCACGGAATCCCGCCCGCGATCCAGCGCGTCAGGATTTGCCGACAGCCGGCCAATGACCGGAAGATCCAGCCAGCTTTTCTGCGGATTAGTCAGTGCATCACTCCCCTGCAGAATAAAACCGGCGATCCCGCCGCCATACGACCGGGTCAGGTTCAGGATCATTTCCGGGCTGATGTCAATGTGGCCAGACTGCGCTGTATTGCCACCCGTACTGCGGTTAAGCCAGTCAGCCAGCCCTGCGGCCCAGCCGGTCCGGTTCCGCCGATACGCACGGTAGGCCTCAGGCGTGATCGAGTCGTCTCGGCCGGGCACCAGTGGAAGGCCGAGATAATTCACGTTGACCGCGGTCTGCACGAGAGGCTTGGCAATCGCTGGCGTGGCCGCAACCAACGCGGCCTTCCCGCCGGCACCGTTAGGTGCATTCGTCACAGCGCGTGCGACGTCGCCAAACGGCGGCGGCAAGAACGCAACTGCAGAGCCTTGCAGCAGGCTGCCAGCAGCACGCCAGCCGGCACCCTCCCCGCCATACAGCATGTCGGTCATGGCGCTGGCCGTAGCCGTCACGAACGAGAAGTCTGGCGGAACCGGAATTTTCGCATACGGTCTCTCCGGATTCCCGGTCGGGATCAGGATGTTGCCGATGCGATCATCCCGGTACGCCGGGTTGTTCATCAGATCGTCCCGCTCGTCGTCATCCATGCTGCCCAGCAGTGCCAACTGCGCCAGCAATGCAATGCCACCGAACGCGGCCATGGCCGTCTGCACTCGCCGGTTCTGCATCGTGATGGCGGTGTTGCGGATGCCCTGCACACTGGCGTTGTAGAACGGGTACAACGCTGCCATCCGTATAGCGTTCTCGCCCGCACCCTTGCGGTTGAAGTTGAGCGTGATCTCCTTGGCGACTCGCGCGGCCGAGGCGCTGTCCTGGCCCTGAGACAGGGCCGATTGGTATGCGGCAAACCGCACGCCAGTCTCCAGCGCCGACCCTGTCGCCAGGTAGTAGCGCCAGAGCCGCCGAATCACCGACTTGGCCTTGGGGCCATTAAAGCCGGGCTCCGCAACACGGATGGCGCCAAGCAGGTCTGCACGCTTTTCAGCCAGCTCCCGCGTGACCTGAACAAACCCGGTGCGACCACCATCACGGCGAAACGCGCTGAATTCAGGTGATTCTCGGCCAGTGAATTCATGCCGGAATGCCTGCCCCAGACTGCTGGACAGCACACCCGGGCGCAGCATGCCACCCACGATACCCTTGCCAAATCGCCCACCTTGAACCGCGACCGACTGCAGGTCACGCAGGAACGCCACCGGCCAGAACGACGGGCTAGCCGCGGTGTAGGTCATCGACAGCAAGCGCGTCAGGGACCCGGCCCGCTCAAGTAGCGCCGACATTTGCGGGACATCCAGGTTGCGGGCGGACTCGACCAGTGCCGGGTCATTAATGCGGACCGGCACGTCCCGGCCGTCAATGCGCGCGATCAGCACATCCCTGCCCACTTGGGCCGGCACGTCAGCCTGAACAATCTTGCCATCCTTGACATAGCGGCGCAGATCGGTCGGATCGCGCTCAAACAGCGGTTTGCCATTCGGTGCAACGGGCATGTTCCCCCGGAGAGAATGGGCCAACGCCACAAACACGCCAGCCACTCGGTTGCTCTCACCACGAGCAATCGCATCCTCGGCCTGACGAATCACCTGTTCCGTCATGTTCGGCGCCACGCTACTACGCCCTGTTCGATGCCGGGCACCACCCTTCACGCTGAACCCGGACTGTTTCCCGGGCGCGCCGCCAAATTCGGCTTTCCCGGCCTTGCCTGCCAAAGGCACATAGTGCTGGAACATCTGCCGCCAGCCATCTACGGTTTCCTTGGATTCCAGCCCATACTCAACATTGAGCTGACGGGATTTCTCCACCAGCGCATCAAACGGAATGGCAACAGTCCTCAGTCGCGCCAGTTCGTCCGGCGAAAATCCGCGCACCGTCACTTGGCGTGCCGTCACCCGGCCATGCTCGTTCTCGGTCTGCACGGTCATCGTGATGTCACGCCCGGCCATCAGGTCAGCCGCCTGCCTGTTAGTCATGCCGCTGCCGCCATCAGGCATGCCGCCCTCAAGCGACGCAATATGTGCGTTACCTTCCGGTGCATGGCGAGCCAGCGCATACCAGTCGAATCGGTCAGGCCGGACACGGTTCTGCGCCATGGCATCCGCCAGCGCCTGCACCTCGTTATCGCGCAGATCGGCCATTCTCTCGGCACGACGGCCGTGATAGCTGATCTCGGCATTTGTGGGTGACAGCCAGGCCGGGACGGCAATTCCCATGCGGCGCAACTGCGCCTCGACACGCTCCACCCGGCTGAACCTGTTGGCCTGCATGCGGATCTGCTTTTCCGTCCAGGTCTCGGGCGCAATTTCATTCCCGGCCGGCTGGCCCGCACGCAGCGGATTGCGAAGGCTGTAGCGCGCATCGTCATCGACGAATGACTGCCCATCTCCATCCCGCTTTGCGCCAGACAGCAGTTCGGCTATAGTAAAAGTGCGCCCCGAGGTTGGTTGAGCTGTCCGAACTGTGGTTTCCGCAGTGGAGTAGGACGGCAAGGTTCCCATAGGGGCGTTTTCTATTTCTGCCGATTCAATTGCATGCAGATTCCTTCTCCCCAATTTTCCCGAGTAGTCCTTCACCGTCAGTTTCACACGGTACGGCCTCCCTTCAATGATCGCCGGCGCGTATAGCCTGTGAATGGCCTGTACATCAGGATTACCGTGTTCGGCATCAGCGTGCGATTCAGCCACAACAGCGCGGTCAACCAGCTCGCGGATTGCAGCAACCGCCTTGCTGTCGGCGGCCGAAAGCCCAGGGTTGTCACCCATTTTCTGCCGGTCCACCTTCGCAATCACCAGATCCCACCCGCTGTCCTGATTACGCAGCGGAACTCCGGCATGCTGAATCTCCCGCAGCAGCTTGTCAGCCGCCTGAGCCAGCCCCTTCTTGCTCAGCCCATTGCCCAGTTCCAGCCCCGTCAGCGTCACCGCCTCAATCGGTGGTAGCTGGAACAGCCCTTGGCGCTGGCCAAACGGCGGTGCTTTCTGGTCGGCAACCGAAGCGGCGGGTGCGCGGTCCGTCATGGCCGGCACTTGCAGAGCCGCACGGGCCAGAGCGTGCAGTTGCGCGGGAGTTACACGGCCGATCTGGATGCCGAATCGACGCTGCGTCCATGCCTGCACCGTACCCATGATGTCACTGACCCATTTGCGAATAGACTGTGGTGCCTGGGCATAGTGCTCGATGGCGTAGGCCGCAAATTCCTCCGTTCGCAGCGAGGCCCCCGGGTTGGCATGCCCGACACTCTCAGCAGCAGCGCGCCAGAACGCTCCGCCACGCATGGCACGCTCAATGCGGTTGACTCGGGCCATCAGGCCGGTCCACGCCTTGTCTCCCAGCAGAGACTGGCCGCCACCATGAAACGCTTCATGCAGCAGTACAGCGGTCGCATTGTCGGCATTCAGGTTGCCCGCCACCAGGTGGACCGTGCCATCTGCATCCGTCATCCCCTGCACGACCGTATCAGCGGGGGCCGTGCCGGGCAGCGTGGAGGCATCGGCATGCAGCACAACACGACCGCCGTCGATCAGCCCGTCGATCAGTCCACCCATGTCGCCGGACTGCAGCGTGGTACGCAAGGCGTCGGGAGTGAACCCATTGCTCTGCGCGGCGTCAGGGGCCTCATCCTTGTCATTCAGGCTGAATCTGCGCCCGGCCGGATCAGCATCACGCTGTTGCGCGTCAGCAAAGGCTTGGGCCATTACTGTCGGCACCGGCTCAGATGCCGACATGGCATCCATCACGGCATTGTCGTACTCGGCGCGACCGATATGACCATCCGCCGCCAGCGCATCAAGCTCCTGCTGTTTGCGCGCGTCGAGCTCGGCCAGCGCCGCTTCCCACTCCGTCTGTCGTGCAGTGGTCGCATCCGCTTTCGCCTGGCGTTGCGCTGCCTGTTCCTGCAACACAGCCGGCGTCATGTCCCCCCCGGGGACCTCGACCGGCTGCACGCTGGTCGTCTGGATCGACGTGGTTGCCGGCGGCGTGCCGGCGGGCTGAGCCATGCCGAGGCGCTGACGCAGGTCGCTGGGTTCCTGCGTCGGTACATCGCCGTGATATTCACGGGCTGCTGCACGCAGCGTCTCTTCCAGGGAGTCCGTCTCCGACAGGCTGCCGGCCAGATTTCCGCCATCCGGCGCGGCGGCTTGTGTTTGTGCACCAGCCAAATCCGGGGCGCCACTCGCTGTGGCACGATCCGCCCCACGATTCAACAGCTTGGCGCCGGCATGGCCTGCTCCACCCATGATGCCACCCTGTACTGCGGTAGCAATCGCGGTATCACGCATGTCCCCCAATATTTCGGACCTGAAATCACCCAGCGTTTTCTCGGGAGTCAGTGTCGCGTAGTCGAGTGCTTTTTGCGCAATCGTCGCAGCCTGTTCGCTGGGCATATCGCGCAGCAGGTAGCCAGACAGCAGGCGCGCGAACCCGGCTTTACCCAACTTTTCTGCCAGAAAGCCAAGGCCCAATTTTTCGCTGGCAGCCTCGGTCAGCCCGTACGCTGCACCGTGTAGCACGGCCTGTGCCGTAGAACGGCCTGCGTTTTTCGCATCGCTGTACGCCTGCACACCGCTGTCGGCCCCCATAACGCCCAGCGCTACATTCGGGTTGCGCGTGGCCACGGCTGCCGCCAGCGCCGGCACAGCGCGTACGGTCGATTGCAGGCCCCCATAGGCAGCACGCAAGTCCCTGTTCTGGATGTCGGGCTGGCTGGCTTCAGCCAGGCGTTCATGACGAGCAACCAGATCGCGGCCGGCAGCAGCAATCCGCCCGCCGACATCCTCCGGCAGCAAACCATCCGGCGTGATCGCATGAATCAGGTCACCGGCCCCCTCGATTGCACGGCCAACAGCCACACCGGAACTGTCACGCAGGGCCGAGACCAAACCAGGCAGAATGCCCTTGCCAAGGAATGCAGGATCAGCGGCGCCGGCCGTCTGCTGGGCCTGGGCCGGTTTTGCGCTACGGATCTGTTCTGCATCGCGATTTTCAGTGGCACGCATGAGCGAATGATTCTGCGCGGCCGTGGCCTCTTGCCGGGCAGCTTGCTGCTGGGCTTTACCTGCCTTGATGGTGCGTGCGTAGTCGCGGATTTTTGCAACGTAATCCAGCGTCTCCGGGTTACCCCACCGGGTCGAATTGGTGCCGGCATTGTAAGCAGACAGTGCGGCCGCATAATCGCCGCGGTAGCGGTCCAGATTCTCGCCCATCAGCCGCGCGGCGCCATCAATGGCACTGGCCGGATCAGACGGATCGACCCGCATGGACGACGCCGTTTTCGGCATGAACTGCGCAATGCCTCGGGCACCAGCAGGAGAAACCGCACGCGGGTTAAACCTCGACTCCTGAAACAGTTGCGCGGTCAGGATGTCGACGTCGATGCCATGCCGCTGAGCTGCGGCGGTGATCAGCGGGGCATATTGAGCCGGAGCAACCAGGTCCGCAGCCGTGACGGCGCGGCCGCGAGAGTCGCCCTTAGGCGCACCGACTGGCACGCGCATGCCCACAGGGGGCTGGCCGGCGAGGTTCAGCAGGCCGGATACATCGAGGTCCACGCCATCAGTGCCAGTGATCGGGGTTTGAGTGTCGGCCATGCCGGTCTCCAAAAATGCAAAAACCCGCCGAAGCGGGTTGGGTGGACGATGCGATACGATCTCAGGTGGTCTATTTATACGTCATGACCAATACTGCAAGGCTGATGCACAGGAGCATTTGACATGCTGATACTCTCTGATCTGAGCGAAAAGCTGGTAACCCTTCTTCAAGGGGCGAGGTATAAGCAGCCGACTCATATTGATGAGCTGTGCCCAAGATGCCGACAGCACATGTTCAGGGTTTCCCGAGTCATGCCCGCCCCAGATTTTGGGGATGAGGCACAGCACCGGCTCTATGAATGCCATGCCTGCGGCTATGCCGAGATGAAAGTGATTTACTGAGCCAGTGCGTCAACACGTTGTTTTTGCAGCAAACGCCAGAATTGGCTTTTGCAAAAACGCGGCATGCCATCATTCAAGCAGCAGCGATGACTGCGACTGCCGCTCAAGCGCGGTCAGGCGCGCGGTCAGCATCGGCTTGACGAAGCGCCAGCGGCTCAGGCCCTTGCCGCACAGGCTGGCGAACCGTGCCTGCTGGCTCATTTCCGCTCTGACCTCGTACCACTCGGCCATCAGAGAGCGATTTGCCGAGCTTTGCGCGTCGATTCGCTCCAGTTGGTCCAGAACCCAGCGCCGGAAGGCTTGCCCCTTGGCCGTGCGGGCAAACATGCCCAGCAGGTGTGCGCCGCGCAGGCTGAACAGCCGATTTGCCACCGGAGGTATGCCCTGCCCCAAACTGGGGGTCAGGTGAAGTGCGGTCATCGACGCAGAAAACTCGGCTCTGTGCCGGTCATAGAGTCGAGTCACTTTGTCCGTTCGCGTGTACCCCATGGCGCGGGCAATGTCGGATGCCTTCAACCATTGGCGCCCCGCGTGCTCTATCAGTTGGAGAGGTTGATTCTCAAAGGTCAGCTTGTTCATTTCATTTCCACAGAGTGATTGAGCCGTTGGCCAATAAAAAAGCCCCACGGAAACCGTGAGGCTGAAAATTGAATCCCCGCTCATGGCGGGGTGCTGTGCTGTTTACTGCCCGAGGAACCCTGTCACGTTGCCACGTTGCCGGCCGGTTGACGTGGTAGTCCCTTGCCCGGAGCCGAGCAACAAATTGATCTGCCCTTTGTAACCGGCATTTTCTGCGCGCAACGCCTGAATTTTGTCTTTCGCATCTTGGCGAATGGACTGATCTCGCACCGAACGATCCGCCAGCGTTTTCTCGTACTGACGGATATAAGTATCGTTGTTGCGAACAAGATCGATCAGGGAATTCGCCGTGCGAATGTTCTCCGCCGCAACCTTGCCGCCAGGCACCTCCGGTAGTTGGCCAACATCCCCCGTATTTCTGTTGAACAGCACACCGCCATCCACGCTGTACGGGGCCAGACCGCGCCGGGCACTTTCATAGCGCTGACGAACCCCCAATGGCACCCCGCCGTTGAGCGTAATCGTATCCAGATCGTTGCCTATCTTGGCACCGCGAGCTTCCTCCAGGCTCTTGGCGGCCGAGGCCTGCCCCGGGTTGAGCTGCGCATAGGCGGCAGAAACATTTTTGTACAGATTCCCCATGAGCTTGGCGTTCTTGGGTGAAATCAGATCCGGACTTCCCAGGGAGTCAACAACGCCCTTAACGTCCGGCGTACTCATCCCGGTATTCAGCGCAATGGCCTGTTGCACCCGTGGGTTGCTCATGTCGAGCGGCAGCTTTTTGGCTTCCTCCACCCCCATGGCGCCCTGATTCTTGAGCTGCTGTTCAAGCAGGGTTTTCTGCAGATCGGCACGCGCCTTGGCTTGCGCCGTTTCGGCAGAGACATCGGCCGCATATGCGGCCTTTGCCATATCGCCCAGCCCGGACAAGATTCCCGCCTGGATCAGCCCGCTCATTGCATCACCTCGTTCGCAGACATGCCGGGCTCCATCTCGTCAGGCGCGCCAACAGGCGCCGGCTCGGCGGGCTCTTGGTCGGCAGGAGCTGCCTGCCCGCCCCCGCCCTGCGTCAGCGTTTTGCCGTACTCGATGGCATCACGCGCCGTCGATTCAGCATCCTGCACCACCCCCAGCAGCGCGAATGCTTCCGCCAGGCGTTGCGCGATTTCCACACTGGCCGCCGAGAGCATGCCGGTGTCGATCTGCATACCTGCCTGCTGCGCCGCCTGGCGCTGCCCCAGCAGCGCACGAACCACGCCGCCGCCAATGGCCTGCCCGGCATCACCCTGCTGGGCCTGCGCCACCAGTTGCATGAACGCGTCACGCTGCATCAGGTACTGCAGGGTCATCAGTACCAGCTTGGTGTAGATGCGTTGCCCACCGCTACTTTGCCCCTGCTGTTCAGCCATGCCGCTATTGATCAGTCCAGCCATCAGCGAACCCCCTTGATTTTTTCCTGTTGCGTGGCCTGGGCGACGGCGGCTGCAACAGCCTGCTGCTGTGCGGCCTGCTGGCCAGCGGCCAGCAATCCTGTCGGGCGCGAGACCTGCCGGAACTGCTCGCGCTGCGGTGTCGCCCACGCGGCATTCCGCTCCTGACGGTCGAGCTGTCTGTTGCGCTGCTTGATCGCTTCTTTCGCCATCATGGCCTGACCAACGGCCGGCAGAATCGTGCCAGCCGCCAGCCGGGCGGTCTTGTTCCCGGCCAGTTGCTCCAGTTGGTCAACGCCCTTGCTGGCAATGTCTTTCACGCCATCCATAAAGCTGCTCAGCGCCGGCATAAACGAGCCGTCGAGCGAGCCGAACATGCCATCACCGCCGCTGAGCACCCCGCTGCCGAAACCGATCTGCTCAGCCACATTGCTGTCACCGAACGGCGAGCCGGACACCATGTCCGTGCCGGCGGCGGCCTCCGCCGATGGGCCGGACAGGTAGTCGATACTGTCATTGCCGGCACCACTGAATCCGAAGTCAAAGTCCATCATTTCTCCTATCTCCTACTCACTGCTGCTGCTGGTGCTGCTGTTGTCGCTGTTGTTGCTGTCGTTGCTCGATGCCGGCGCGCCCATGGAGTTGTTGAATCCAACAGCGCTATTGACAGATCGTTGGTGGCTCGCGCCCCATCCGCCATCGTTGTCCGCACCATTGCTCGCTGCGCCATTGCTGGCCGGCCCGCCCAGACTGTCGTTGAAGCCGACAGCCGCATTGGTGTTCCTGCTCGACACCCCCCATCCGCCGGTATCATCACCGCGCATGCTGTCCGCAAACGAGGCAATCCCCAGCAGCCCGCGCGAGACTGCCATGTCACCGAACGGGTTGCCGGTAGTGACACCATTGAGCATCCCCATGCCAAGCAGCCCAGTGACTGCCGCCGTAGCGTAGTCGCCTTGTTGTGCCGATTTGGTTGCGCTATAGGCGCTGCTGATTGCCTGCGCCGGTTTGGCGAATCCCAGCATGCCGATTGCCGGCGCGGCCATGGCCGACAGAGTCGCCTCTTTCGCATCCGGGCGGCTCTGGTCGACCGACATCATGTTGGCCATCACGCCAAATTGCGGCGCCGCAATAGACAGTACCGCTCGCGCCCAACGGCCGGCCGTCGAGTTGAGTGCCCCCTGTACGCTACTTGCCATTGAAGCACTGCGCGCCGCCGCATCTGCGCTGACCGGCCCGGCCGCATGCTCTGCATTCCCGCCACGCTCCTGCCCGGGTGCAGTCGCCCATCCGTTCTCGTCGAGTGCATCAGCGGCGTCCATGCCGGCTGACAGCAACCCACGGAACGAGCCCCCCTGTGTCCATGCCATCAGCGCCCCCCTTGCTGTGTCGGCACGGCCTTAACGTCCGGGTTGTCAGCCTCAACGCTCCACTCTTTGGCCCAGCCCGGCTGCGCGGCAAATGCGCTGTTCATCAGCGCGATGTTGCTGTCTCGCAGGGTCTTGGCTGCATCGAGCGCAGTCTGCTTGTCCTTGGTGGACATCTGCGCCGCCTGCAGCCGGGCGACGTTATCCTGATAGATCGCGTTGGCCTGGCTGATCGCCGACAGGTAGTTCTGCCGCAGCGAGTAGTTCTGTGTCTGGTCGATTTTCCCGGTGTCAAACGAGTTGTTCAGCGTGGACAGGTCGCGGTTGTACTGATGCTGAACCGCCATGTTCTGCAGGGCATAGCTCTGTTGTTGCTGGTCCTGCGCGAATTTGTTCTGCCAGTCGACGTTGTTCATCCGGTTCTGGAAATACCGCTGCGCATCAGGACCGGCAATGTCGATTGCCTTGGACACCATTGCTTCCATGGCAGCCTGTTCGCTCATGCTGCTGTTGAGCAGCCCACGCGAGGCGAATGACATCCGTGCCTGGTCACCGGCCTGGCGAACCACAGCGTTATTCGGGTCGAGCAGGTTTTTCAGCCGGCCTTCGATGGTCTCGTTCGCCGCGTCGACCTGACTGTTGACGTTCGCGTCGTAGTGTCCCGCAGGGGTGCGGTTGGCGATTTGCTGCTGCATGCCATCGCTCAGCCCCCAGTCGTAGCCCTTGAACTGGCCAACCTGATTCCAGTGATCGGTAGCGGACAGACCGCTGGCAGCAATTTCGTCTGCATGGGCGGCGCCGTAGATACCGGCATAGTCATTCGGATCGAACGACTGGTTGCCGATCTGCACCTGCCCGGTTTTCGGGTTGTAGACCCCGCTGTATCCCGCACCCCATGTCCCCGCAGTGCTGGCAGCCTTGTCACGGGCCCACTCGGCCCCGTTTCCACCGGTGTACTCGGCAGAATTGAGGAAAGCCATGCCGCGGTCTGCGCCACTCAGATTTTGCCCGGACCAGTAGTCGAGTCCGGCCTGATCGGCGTCACGCCCTAGCAGGTTCCGATAATCTTGCTGAATGGCATTCGTGCTGGAGTTTTTTGCCCGGTACTCGTCAGATGACCGGATACCATCAAACACGCCACCCAGACCGGAACTGTCTCCCTGCTTCGACCAGTAGTCGAGACCAGCCTGATCCGCATCCCGGCCCAGCACGTTTTTGTAGGTTTGCTGGATGATCGAGGACGTGTCGTTCTTGGCCCGGTTTTCGGCCGAGCCGAGAAAGCTGTTCTGCACGTCCGCATAGGACATGCCGCCGGACGCCATCTGCTTTGTCCAGTAGTCGAGCCCCGCCTGATCGGCGTCACGACCCAATACGTTCTTGTACAGATCGCTGATCTGGTTTTTCGCATAGGCGTCCTGCGCACTGGAGGCGCCGGTGTTGATGCCTGAGGCCAGTAGAGCCATCGTGTTCTCCGTTATCGCTGCTCGCCTCGCAGCGAGTAATACAAGCTGATGCCCGAGAGGGTGAAGGCGGGCGTGTCATCCGACTCATGCCAGATCAGCGCCCCAATGCTGGTACCGACCCCATCGAGGTGAACAACTGGGCTGTCCTCCCCTGGCCCGGTCCAGATGGCATTACCGAACTCGGCGGCGCCCCATGCCGCCCCATGCCGCTGCGCATCGACGCGGTACACGATCGAGGGGTCATAACGCAGCCCGTCGTAGTCGAATGTGTGCCGGGCGAGCAGCTCGATCGGCTCTGCCGCATTGAGTTCCAACGCCATACGGTGGAACCGCTTTTTCTGCGCCGGCCGCTTGAGGTAGTGGAACGGAAGCGCGATCCGGGCGGCAATCGGCGCACCGTCAAACGATGTCCCGCTGTCTTCCAGCATCACCCAGCCATCGGTAGTGCCGAACACGTTGAATTCATCGCCATCCGCATCATCGCCATTGGCGAATGTGCTGAACTGGTGCTCATAGCGAAACGTCGTGAACGCCACCGAGTTCGGCTCGATCACTGGCGCCGGTCGCCACACGGCAGCAGTGATCCCCATTCCGCCGGGCAGGTAGATCCGGTACTGGTTCTTGCGCTTCACCGCCCGTGCAGCAATCGCACTGGTCGTCGCTGCGTCAATCAGCGGTTGCGCCGCGTGGCTGAGCAGTGCCGCGCTGAATCCGCCAAACGACTGCGTAGCGGCCAGACTGGTCAGGCCCCGCGAGTCGAGAAACAGCGCGTTACCGGCAGTCTCCACGGCCGAGTTGGTTCGTGCGCCGATGTCCTGCGAGTGCGTGGCCAACTGCCAGTCGGCCTTGCTGGCTCCGGTAAGAAACACGATCCGGCCCCGGCAAAACACCGCGAACACATCCCCTTTGAGCGATGCCATGCCAGTGATCTCGTCAGAGACCCCGAGCAACCCCGCAGTCGTGGTGTAGCGCATCGGGTCTCCCAGGTTACTGTGCTGCAGTTGCCCGTTCGGATAGGCCAGGAACAGATGGTTCTTGAACTCAGCCACACGGCGAGGCCGGTCAGACCGGTCTGCGCGGGCAATGCGCCAGGCGCTCGACGCGGCACCGGCAAACTCGGCCACGGTCAGCACCAGCGTCGTACCGGAATAGCTTTTGACTTTGCCCTTCAGCCAACTGGCCGGCGCGGCCGGGGCCCACGCCTCCAGCTCGTCACCTACCGCCCAACTGCGCGACGTCTCGACGACCGTAAACGTCAGGTCGCCTGCAGCCGGCGTCACCGCATTGCTCGCGGTCGCCTCGCTGCCCATGATTGGCGCCATGAATGTCACTGTGCTGCCGTCGCATTTGAATGGCGGATTGACACCATCGCAGCCATACCAGGCCCGGCCAGCAGTGGCACCAATGAAGTTTGCTACTACCGCCTGCAGGCTGCCGCCGGGGCGAAAGAGGTCACAGACCAACTGCCAGCCGGTCAGCGACGACCGATAGAGCGCCGCGGCCGTCCCCTCGGCATTGTCGCGTAGCGCAAACACCTGGGCGTTGAATACCGCGACGCCGCGCACCGGGCCGCTGCCCGGTACCTTCCCGATCTTGGCGCGCAGATATGCGACGGCAGCGCGGCGACGAGCTCGGTAATCCGGCGAATCAAACGTGCCTGCGGCTGCATCGGTAGCCAGCGTTGCCCGGGCTTCTGCCAGTACAGACAGCGTCTGACCGGCGGTCAATGAGCCGGAGACGTTGACCAGCACCAGCACATCATCCTCGATTGCCATGATCTCGGCCGAGCCACTGGGGGTAGTGGCAATATCGCCAACCGACAACGGTGCGGTCATGTTGCAGGCCGTGGCGATGTAGTACCGGGCCGTGGATGCCAGCAGGCGGCCATCGAATCGTTCGTACCCATCAACGCGGCGATACCCGGACAGGCCATAGACCTGCTCGATATTCTCCGCAGTCAAGCATCTGCCGGCTGCAATCTGCATCGGGCTGGCAGCCAGGTCCAGCCCGCCGGCCAGCGGGGTGTAATCCATCTGACTCATTCGCCCCCCTACGCCAGTGGATAAGCGGTGGCAGGCAACGATTCGATGCGATCAAGCGAAACCCCGCCACGCCGTAACATCTGCCGCTGGGTTGCATCCATCTGTGCCAGCAACTGCTGATAGTTCCGCTCTCCGGTGGCATACAGATCCGGAGCGCTGTCGTGCCCGGCGTAGTGCATCAACGCTCGCCAGACAATCGCCATGCGATACGGCGCCGGCATCAGCGGGACGTCAGCATCCGAAATCAGGTCATGGCTGTCCCGGTAGTAGTCGAATGCCATACTGACCGGCGTATCAGTGGCGGGCGCCAGTGCGATACGCCGATCAGGGAGCCGGGACCAGACGAGTCGCGCACCGGGCAGCATCTCGGACAGCAGGCTGAAATCAGGCTCGAACCGGCATCGAGCGCCACCAATACGCATGGTATCGGTGACGATGCGCCCTACGTCGGTCAGTTGATAGTCGCCAGCCAGATCCACGCGGACGGCATGAGCCGGCAGATCAATACTGACCTGACGCCACATGAAGTCCCAGTCACGCGGCAGATTGAGGATGTCCTGATAGCCCTGCCGGACCCAGGCGATCAACTTGGCGTTGATGCCGACCTGGCCGGCGATTGCGGTCGGGCCGTCACCAGACAGGCCGGCCTCCATCCGCAGGCGCCGGCACAGGTCAAGGAAGGTCATATCAGCCCTTCACGCTGTACGGATAGCTCGGCACCTCGCGCGGATCGAGCGTTTCCGGGTCGTACTCGACCTGAACCGCGTTTTCCAGCACGGACAGCACGGCACGCGGCACCGTCACGTCGACACCCCGCTTGATCAGATAGCTCACGCCATTGACGCCGACGAACACATCGCCAGCCTCGCCACGCTCCTTGCTGATGTGGATGACGACACTGTCGTTTTTGCCCTTGGGTTGCCTGGCAGCTTGCTTGGGTTCGGTGGATTCGGTCTGTTGGATCTCGTCCATATTCGCTCCTTGGAAAGAGAAATGCCCGCACTGGGCGGGCACTTCGGGTTACTTACAGGTCAGTGACAGCCACTTCAAGCCGCGCCATCCAGGCCTCGTTCAGGCGGATGGCGGTGAAATAGGTTTTCCAGCCCACCGTCCCTCGCTGGCCGAGGGGATCGCCACCACGGGGAGTCCCCGGATTCAGCACCATCGGTGTGATGGCCGTGGCGCCCTTGAGCGCGACCGTGCCATAGGCGTCCTGACCGACGATCACGATCGGATACACGTCAGCACTGGTGCCGGCGGTCGACTTCATCGCGCCTTTGGCGCCACCAGCATCCACGAACGGCGCCAGCGCAGGAGACAGGATGAATCGGATGCCTTCGACCTTGCCGACTTCGTGCGGCAACGCCTTCATCGACTGTCCATAGAGTTCGACAGGCACGAACCCCGGCAGGGTGCGCAGATCGGCCTCGATGTCGGTATGGCCGAACGCGATGAATGCCGCACTGACCGGCTCGGTCTTGTAGTTCGTCGAGCCGCTCAGCATCTTGGTCACCTCCTTGGCCCGCTGAGCCTTGAGGAATCGGGTCACTGCACGCAGCTTGTTCAAACCGATGGCCGAGTTGACCGCGTTGCGGGCGGCACCGTTGCCGTAGAACACGTTGGTGCCACCGCGCAGGACACCATAGGTCAGCACCTCGATCGTCTCGGCCGCCTGCTCGCCGCACAGCGCGGTCGCATCTTTCAGCACCGGGTCTTCTGCCACGTCGGCAACCTTGTCGGTGATCTCGACCACATCACCGTACTGCTGCAGCGTGGCCGGTACGTCAACGTAGTTCATGGCCCGGGGCGTCGGGGTGACCCCCTCGGACAGCGGCGTGACAGCCGGCGGGAACGGAACCGGGCGGCGGAACTTGACCGCCTCGGCCGTGTTTTTCGGGATCGGCTTGGCCTGGGCGAATTTGCCCAGCACCAGGATCGGCTCGGCGTGCGCCAGCATTTCATTGGCAGCCCACGCCGCCGTGCGCTGGCTGATCGAGCCATAGGTAGTGGTACCCATTCAAAAATTCCTCAGCGTTTCCGCGCGTAAAACTCGAACGCGGATTCAAAATCTTCGGGCGCGCCGGACGATTCCGGTCGCCCCCCTCTGGCCGGGACACCGACGGCAGATTGCAGGCGCCGGTCGCGTTCGGCGGCTACCTTGTCGGTAGCGGCCTTGGCCTGCGTCTGGACCTGCGTCTGTTCCCGCTTGAATTGCGACAGCAGCCACACACTCTCATCGGCGTCATCACTGTTAAGGATGTCGCGGACACGGAGTGGCTGCTGATTGACCCAGCCATGAAATGCCGGATCATTCACCACCTGCATCCAGTCAGGGTGCGCGGCCCCAAGGGCGGCGAACTGCTGGGTCAAGTGGTTTTCGCGCGTCAGCGACTCCGCCGGGAGTCTGGCTGCCGCCGACACGGCGGCCAGATCGGCGCGGTGTCGCTCTCGCTCAGCTTTCAGCACTGCAGCCAATTCAGGCATGTCTGCTTCCAGTTGAGCCATGGTGGCGTCGTCTTGCGACGAGGCCGGTTCCAGCTTTTGCTGCAGCGCACGCTCGGCGGCAGCGCGCCGTTCACGCTCTTCTGCAAGGCGCCGTTGCAGCGCTGCCTGCCGGCCGGCATCGCTGCGCGCCGCCTGCAGAGCCGCATCGCGCTCCGCCTTCAGCCGATCCGCGTCTCCGGACTCGGCAGCAGGCATGGCCGTGTCCGGGGGAGTGGCGGTTTTCGGGTTGCCCGCATCGGGATCGCCATCGCCCCCCTTGCTGGCAGGCTCGGTGGCGAGGGGGGCGCTGCCACCCTGTGCGGCCGAGAACTCGGCAAAGGCGTCTTCGAAGTGCTGTTCTGCCGGCTGACCGGCATTGGCGGTTTGCGCAGGTTGATTGGTGTCCATGCGGTGTTTCCTTTCACGGCGTGGTGGGTGTGCGGCCTTGCGGCGGCAGGGTGAAAAAAACCCGCCATGAGGCGGGTCAGTAACCGGTCGTCTTGGGTGCCAGCGGCGCCGGGTCCCGGGTCAGTGCCAGCACGTCGCACAGCGCGGCAATCCGTCCGCGCAGGTATTGCGACCGGTCGTGGTCGAGCGTCGGTGACTCAAGCTGCTGACGGGCATCCTGCAGGGACTGCTCCACGAATTTGCTGACAGCGCCCCAGGTGTCGGAATGAATATCGACCATCAGATGCCTGCCCCCGTCTGCAGCCGTAGTGCCGCCTCGGCATTGAACAGTTTGTGCTTGCTGTCGAGTGTCAATTCCGTTTCCTCTCGCGCTGCCTGGATCTGCGCAGCGGACAGTTCACGGTCGGACTGCAGCCGCAGTAGAGCCAGTTGGGAATCCTGCTCGGCGGTTGCCTCACGCAACTGCATGTCGTGCGCATCCAACTGAGCATCCAACTGCGCCTTGGCCAGCTCGGCGCGTGCCGCCTCAGCGGCAGCCTGTGCGCGGGCCATTTCGGTTTGCTGGCGCATGGCCAGTTCAGCCTGTTGGGCCTGCATATCCATCTGCAGCCGCTGCGCCTCCATCTGCAACTTTTGCTCGTCCAGTTGCAGGCGCTTCATATCCACCTGTGCCTTGATCATCTCCGGTGGCGGCGTCTGCGGCCCAGCCGGCTGTTTCTGTTTCATTTGCTCATCGGTCAGCACCAGCCCGTCGGCGGAAATGCTCATCGACTGCACCAGCTTGCGGTACAGCGCCGGAATATCGGTCATCGGCCCGAGCACCGGCGAGGATTGCGCGAGCTGAAGCAGATTCAGCAGCCCCTGCTGCGTCTGCTCACGGACCAGCAGGGAGCTGGACCCGAGAGCGATGATCTCCATATCTCCCTTGATCGTTTCATCCTGGTCGTACTGCATGAACCAGTCGTACAGCCGGCTGAGCGTGGGTCGCAGCATATCGTCGTCGAATCGCTTGACGATACGGCGCAGCACGGTAGACGCGCCGGACAGCAGCATGGCCATGCCCTGGGCAGTCTTGGTGACCTCGGGTGTGGCCTGAGTCTGCTGACCCTGAGCGATCTGCGGCAGGCTCGTTTCCTCGTCGATCAGTTGCGCCGCCGTCTGGAATGTCTGCATCAGCTCGTTCAGGTTTGCTGCGACCGGGAACGCTCCGAATGCTGCATTGACCGGCGTGTTGCGCTCGGTCACTTGCCAGAGCTTGCCGGGGCGCAGCACCCACTCCCCGTCGACCGGGGTCACGATCTGGCTGTTGATCACGATTTGTGGCATCACGGACATGGCCGCGTTGTCGAGCAGCATGCGCCATGCGGCATTGGCCACTCGCTGACTGTCGCGGCACAGAGCCGGGATGCCGAGGCCGAACGGCCGTGTACTGTCTGGCTCCCATGCGAACACGCTGTACGGCGGTTCTCCGCTGTCGAGTGGGTTGAGAGATGCCTTCAGCACATGTCCATCGCAGATCCACACCACACCGGATACCAGCAGTAGCGCGTCATCAGGCATTTCGACACCAGCGGCAGCCAGATCCTCACGGTCAATTTCGCCGTGGTATTCCCACACCTCGTAGCGGCCGCGATCGATCACGCGTCCGTCGTTGTCGGTTGCCACCTCGTCGACCCGGCCCGCAGAAGCGCTCCGCTTGGGTTCCCCCTCCAGCAGCTCACGAATGGCGTCGGCGTCGAATCCCGGCACGCGAGCCAGGTTACGCAGCGCTTGCCGCGTCATGCGGTGACGCTCAGCCATCCACTCAGCATCGGCAAGAGTGGTCGCGGTCGGGTCGACGAAAAAATCCCACGGCGACACACGCTGCACGCTCGGGCGCAGATCCCGCGTCATTTCCATGGCACTGACGAATGCCCCCGGCGCAATCTCTCGCTGGGCCCAGCGGCGCCGGGTACGGCTCTCGATTGCGGGCCCCTTGACGATGCCCGTGCCGAGCGTGACCGCATCGTGCAGCATCTCGCGCATAACGCCGTTCATGTCACATTCGGCCGTCACATCGTCCATACGGCGTCGCATGCGCGCCGCTGCGTCATCGGCAGACGCCTGACGCTGGGTTGCCATCGGGCCGCTCGGCATGTCGGGCTCCGGTGTCGGCTGGATGTCCCAGTTTCGGTCATCGGTTGGCAGCAGCATTTCCGCCAGCCTGGCCTCGGCAGCCAGGCACTTGGCCCGCGTCAGCCTGACAAACGCAGTCGAGCGTCCCGCCCGCTCCAGCGCAGACAGCGTCTCGGCATCATACCGACCCTCGTACTGGCGCAGGTCGTCGAGCCACCGCTGTTCCAGTGCTGATTTGTCGGCCACTGCACGGTCAATCAGCCCCTGCAGGCGGGAGCCGAATACCTGCATGCGCTCCGCTTGGGCGCGCCGGCTCGCCTCGGCGATCTCATCGTCGAGAGGGGAATCAATCATGGGGATACCTCAGTAGCCGCCGGCTCTGTCAACCGCGGCGAATTGTGAAGGAACACGGATGGCAGTCACCGGCCGCTCAACCGGGTACAGCCGCACGATGGGATAGGTGCCCGCATCGTTGACGTGATCAATGCCACTGGACTTGTCCGGCTCGCCGTTTTTGTCGTATGCCTGCTGTTCCAGACCCTCGGTGAATTTCGGGCAGCGATGCGTGTTTACGCGCATGCGGCGCTGACCGTTTGCATTCAGCAGCATGGCGTTTGTCGCCAACACGCGGTCACGGACAGCCGGGTTTGCGCCAGTCACGTAGATGGAGAATCCCGCTGCGCGCAGAATGGTCAGATCGGATTCGCTGGCCCGCTTGCTGCTGGTGTTTTGACCGGATGCGTCCGGATAGATCGTCACCGCGTGCCCGCGGTCTCGCCAGCGTTCGCTGATCATCTGCGCCATCGTCGGCGTGTCGCGCACATCAACCAGTTCGTCCACTGCAAGCGGGCAGCCATTGCGGATCACGTAGACCACTGCGGCCATGTGCAGCACGTTGAAGTCCATGCCGATGTGCAGCGGCTCCCCCTCATCCATTTCGGCATCAGTGTGAGACAGCGTTCGATCAAAATTCGGGTAGACAGACCCCGACTTCAGGTTGACGAACAGCCCGCGCAGGTAGGCATCGATGAGCTCGGGCGGGTATGAGTCGAACAGCGACGAGATGTAGTCATCAGGCAGGTTCGCTTCGTTGTCGTAGGTACTTGCCTGGATCAGGCCATACAGCGCAGACAGGCCGGGCTTATCGCGCACCGCCTTGACGAATTGCTCATAGACGAACTTGAAGCCCTCCGGTGTCGTCGTGACATCGACGCCATTTTTCAGGCCATTGGCCTGGTACCGCATCCGTGAAATGATCTTCCGCCATGCTTGGCGTGCTTTCTCGGCCTTCATGACGTCCAGCTCGTCACACAACGCCTTGCCGATCTTGAAGCCGACAATGGTCTCCGGCCGCTCCATGGACCGGCAGATTACCGTCCCGCGATAGCGTCGCCCCTCATGGATATGGACCTCCCGGTTGCTCTCGACAATGTTGCAGCGCAGCCCCCAGTCTCTGGCCACCTCCTCGACCGTCGGGTAGAAAATGTCGCGGATTTGCGGATAAGTCGGCGCGAAATACCCAGCGTTGATGCGTGGGTACTCCCAGAAATGTTGCATCAGCCCACCACAGCCGACCCACGTTTTCCCGGACCCAAACCCGGCCACGTAGGCGCGGAATTTGTGCGGCATCGCGAGGAACGAGGCCTGCGGAATGTTGAGGCTAGGCATGCGGTTTCCTTGCGTCCCTTACCTCGACCACCACCTTGACCGGTGACGGTATGTCGTCGTCGGGGTCTTTCAGCTCGGCACGCCGTTTCTCGATCTCCAATTGCTTGATCTCGGCGTCCAGCGCAGCAGCCACCAGGGCGACTCGGCGCGCTTCCAGCGACTCGACGCGCGCAGTCAGCTTGTCGATCAGCGCCGAGTAGTCCCGGACCTTGGCCGTTCTCTTGATCAGGTCGCCGCCGGTCGGCTCGCCATCGATCTCTACCGGCTCGGTCGTCTCGGATTCGACCTCCAGCGTGTCGCCCTTGTCCTGCTCACGCTGCAGTGCCCGCATCAGACGGATGCGCGTCAGCCGCAGTTCTTCGTCGACGTTGCCCAGCTCGATGCTGGCCGCGATGCCCTGCTCCTCATCTGACAGGAATCGGCTGTACAGGCTGCCAGGGCGGGCGGCGTTGCGGTTGCCGGTCTGGTTGCGTGGGCCGGTACTCCGGCCACCGTGTAGCTTGCAGCGGGTCGAGCCAACCGCCGCATGGCGCTTGCATGGCTCCCCGCTGCGGGTTTTTGCTCCGCAGAGGGCCATGTGCATGCACCTCGTTCATGGGGTTGGTTGTTGTAATTTCAGCCGTCAAACAGAAACCAGCCAGGTGGCGGACTTGTGTTTGGGGGCTGCGCGGACCACCCCCTTTCCGAGGCGCCCGCGCGCAAATCTCACTCGACCAGCGTCAAGGTCGTCACCTGGCCACCGGTGAACACGTCCATGGTCATGGCGATGCGGACAGCGTGTTCAGCGTCAGCGCCGGCCCGCATGGCAGCAATCGCCGGCATGGCGCCCGAGCCGATCGCCCATGGCCATTCGAAGTCGTCAGGCTCGTCAACGCCGTCGGTGTAGGCACGCAGCACATGGCCGTCCCATACCAGTACATCGAATTCAGATTCACCGGCCGGGGTTGGCAGCGACTTCTCTTCGTCCAGCAGGAACCGCTTCACGCCCGGCAGGTACCGTGTATCGCCAGCAAACCCGACCAGACGGTCGCCGAGCCGGAACACCTTCACGTAGTTGTCACGCTCGATCACGCCATTGGCGGTGGCTCGGCCGTCTGCGGCCATCGTTCGGCCATCAAATGCGATCGTGGTCATGCGGCGGCTACCGGTCTCGGTATGCCATTGAGGTCAGCGATGGCATCTGCCTCGGTCAGAGCCGGGCGCGACAGTTGGGTACGCAGCTCGTAGCCCATCAGCGGCCAGACCTTGGCGATGGCATTCTCGCGCGCGATCTTTCGGCCAAGCTCGGTGTCGAAGTTTTCAGGGCTGGCGCACGCGCTCTCTCCGGTGACGGTGAAGCCGTTCTTCAGGACGAGGACGCAGAAGGTCAGCAGGCGCAGGCTTCCGACGTGTCCGCCACCTGGGTGCCGGGCATGCAGCTCCATCTTGGCCAGAGCTCCTTCGATGCCGTGGTCTGCGGTGAAGTAAATCTCGGTGTCGATGTTCGATTCAATATCTGCCGGCGTGATGCGCGGCGCGGTCAGGCCCTTGGCCTGGATTTCCTGCTCGATTTGCTGGTCGTTCATGCTGGCTCTCCCACGATGTACCAGTCTTCGGCCAGCATGTCGGTCTGCGATGCGAGCCAGCCAGCGACTAGCTTGTTGTCCGCAGTCTTCATGCAAATCGTGCTGACGAATTCCGGCTCGCCGATGAGTTCTCCGAAGCCATACTTGAGGCCGCTTTGCAGATCGGAGCCCTTAATCAGGTACAGGAACATTCCCTTTCCGTTCCATCCGGCGCGGGCGACACACTGTCCGAGCTTCATCGCCTCGATGGCCTGCCCGAACGTCATGCCGGCGGCCGGGCGATATGCGCGCTCGAACACATCCTCGGGCGACCACGACACGTAGCCGGCGTACTCGGCAGTGTTGGCCTTGCCGCCGTCGACGTATTCGACGAGGAAGCCTTCATCGGTGCCGTTCTCGCTAGCCGGCAGTTCCCATCCGCGAAACTGGTTGTAGGCGAGCCGGGTCATGGGCTTGGCGTTGATAATCTTGGTGCCGATGTATTGCTGCATTGCATACCCTCCAGAAACGGAAAAACCCGCCGGAGCGGGTTGCGGATGAAATCAAAAACAGCTACCAAATCAAGCTGACAATGGCATAAAATTGACGCCACTCAATATTCTCATCGCCATGGATAAAGGAGCCGCTTATGGGGCCAAGGTACATCGTCAGGTCGGTCCACCCTGCTGTAATTCATCAAGGGAGCAGGCCGCAGGCAAGTGCCAATATCCCCATCAGGCAGTTCTATCTTTATGACACGGTGCGAGAGCGACGGCTGTACGGGATCTTTCATTCCAAGGCTGATGCCGAAGAGGCCTGCAAAGCCAAGAATTCAGGGTAATGCTCTCTCAGCCGCCCATGCTGTCAAACGGGTCGGTCTCATCGCCTGCCTTCCCGCCGCCAAGTCGGCCTGCAGCGCCTGAGCGGCCGTCTGCCGGCAGGACGTCGAGTTGTCCGATCGGAACCCGGCGAGTGTTCGGTGTGCTTTACCAAGCCGTGACACATCCATGACCACAGCCAGAAAAATGGCTTATGGATTTTGTATAATAAAAATTATCCAAAACAGATAATCAACCAATGGCCATTGTTCACGACACCAGGTTTATCCACACGGTCAGCACCAGAAGCACCTTGGTATCAGTTCCGGGCAGTCCTGCGCCTCGTTCCGGGATCTATCGATGCAAAGTATGTGGTTTTGAGGTTGCTTGCCACGTAGGCGACGAACTCCCATCCAATGCACTGGATCACGTTGGGCACAGCATTTCTTGGCGGATGATCGTTGAGTGCCAGACCAGCATGGGACGGGGGCGGTAAACGCAAAACGCCCACCGGATGATCGATGGGCGAACGACTCCCGCCACAAGGCAGGAGTACACGCATATAAGCGGATTGGATAGATTATGTGCTACATAGTAGCACATAAAATCAGATCATGCACAATGCTCCTGTGCAGATTTTCTGCAGGTTGTTCGCCACCATGGTCACGCCCCGGCGCAACAGCATGTCGTAGTCGGTCTTCCTGATACCCAACTTCCGGCTGGTCGCCTCTGGCCGGCACCGGTACACGTAGTGTGCGATCAGTTGGTCGCGAGACAGCCGAGGGACGTACCTGCTGACGATACGCTCGATGTTCAGGACATCTGGGGTCGCAGGCTGTTCGCCCATGCTGATGACGCGCTTGCATGCATCGCACGGGTCTGGCTTCTCGTAGCAGAGCGGGCACCGGTTGTCGCGGAACCGGGACTCGACTGACACATTCCCTCTGCTGCGACTGGATGGCTGCCTGTTCCAGCGTCCCCACGCCTCCAGCTTTTCGTTGATCTCGGCCGGGATCATCTCTTTGACCATGAACTGTTCGCGAATCATTGCTCTTGTTCCTGTCTCGTTTTTGGTTTTGGTTGTTCAGGCGGCTTCGCGTGCCAGTTGGCACCAATCATCCAGCGACATCGCGCAGCGGTGCCGGCCGCGCACCGGAAATGCGGCCTGGCTCACGTCGTGCAGGTCCACGTAGGCCACCCACGGCCGGCGGCTGGCGCGCCAGAACAGAACCGGACGGCTACCGGTCGCCTCGGCTTGCTGCAGGGCCTGCCTCCAGTAGGCCTCGGCGAACACCTCGGTTCGTTTCGACTCGACCGCCCATCCCGGCACATCGATGTCGTGGCCACCATCCCGTGCGGCGCCGAGCCGGCGCTGAATGCTGATGCCCAGGCGCTCGGCCAGCATGGATGCCAGCTCGCGTTCACCGCGGGCGCCCTTGTCTCTGCTCATGCGTCCGGTCATGCGGCGTCATCCTCCCTGAACAGGCTGGGCAGCTCGCGCCGCAGCCCCTCGGTTACCGTGTCGATCGCCCGCATGCGCTTGTCCGGGTGTGCTGCGCTCGGCTCGACCCGGGCGGCGCGCTGCAGGCGGGCAATGGCCTCAGCCGGCAGCAGGGCGTGCGTCAGTTCATTCGTGGTCATTCCCTGCCCCCATCCAGTTTCGCCACCCAGGCCGCCCGGGCTGCGACCGTCTCAGCGTCGCATGCGATGTACCGAGCACAGACGTGGGCGTGCTCCACCGATTTGGACACGCCTGGCACGTCGTGGCGGCACTTGCCGAATCCGTGGCGGGCCATCGGGCCCGCTGCTTTGATGTTGAATTCCTTGCACTGCACGCAACGATTCATGCCGGCACCTTCACCAGGCCGCGCTCGATCCACCGGCGCCAGGTCCGCGTCATTCCACGGTGCATGTAGAACATCCGATCCTCGGCGCTCAGGCTGCCGGCCCGGCCGTCGATGGCGTCGTGGCAGGCCGCGCAGCCGAATGCAGCGCAGATGTCATCCGATTTGCGCGCCATGCCGTGGGACTCATCCGGCAGGTGGCACAGCACCACAGTGGCGCTGTCGTAACAGCACACGCCGGCAATGTTCAGCGTGCAGTCCTCGCCGCGCGCGCTCGCACGAAGCTTTTTGCTCTCGATCCTCATGCCTCTTCCACCCAGCTTTCTGCCATTTCCTCGATCTGCTCCGGGCGCATCGACGGCCAATATTTCTCGCTGATGTACCGGCACATAGCTCGGGCCACCTCATGCCTCTCGCCGTCATCCATCGATTCAAACGACAGCGACAGAGGGAACCGCACCATGGCCATACCGACGCCGGGGACCATGACACCCATTTCCTCGCAGCCGATGCTGCCCTCCCACTGGATGCGCTTCAGCACCTGGTGTGCGTCCATGCCGGTGAACGAATCGATATTTGCAGCGCACAGGGTGCCGATCCGATGCATCAACCGGTGGAATCGCGGGTTGTTCAGCTTTTTCAGGGTGGCCGAGAGGACATCACCCACCGTGTAGCCCTTCGCCCGCAACTGGCTCTGCGCATAGGCGTCGGCCGGGACCAGTGCGCCCTTGGCGACGCGCAGGAAAACGGCCGGCTTCTGGGTTCGTCTGGTCATGCAGCCACCCCCGCAAACATGTCGACCTGCCCTGCCTCGGTCTTGTCCCACAGCAGCGCGGCTCGGTAGGTGTCGCACTCCACACCGGTTGCGGGGTTCAGCCGCTTCTCGGCGACGATCACAGCACCTGCGGCGCGCAGCTCATCAAGCCGTCCACAGACGCTCGACTGGAACATGCCCAGATTCCCGGCGATTTCCGCCCGCAGCAGCGGAACCCGGCTGCGGCGCAGCAGCGCGAGGATCTGCTCGGACTGTGTGCCGGCCCGGCCGCTGGCGCGGTGGTTGCGGTAGGCGTTGTTGCGTGTGGTGGTGGTCATGCGGCGACCTCCTGTGGCTTGCCAAGGAATTTGCGCAGGGTATCGCTGACGGGCAGGTTGTATTTCGCGCGGGCCTCGGCGGCGTAGCGGCAGGAAATCGTCGGCCAGTTGCGAGGGGCGTCGTTGATTTTCTCGGTCCAGCTCAGGTCGACGCCGGCCGGGTATTTCGACGCACGCGGCGCCAGTACCTGGTCGCGGGCCTCGGACAGCATGCGGGACACGTCCGCCTCGTTGCGGGTCGTACGGCCAGGCGCCGGCAGCGACTGTTCGGGCGGGGCTGCAGCCGGGATCGGCCTGCTCACGTCGGCGGCAGACTGTTCCCAAGCGGCGCGCCAGCGGCCGGCCAGATCGCGCCACGACAGGTGCTGCATGTCGCCGCCAACGCGCTGGGCAGCCCAGAAATGGCGCGGGCTCGGCCACAGCTCCGGCTGGCCAGCATGGCGGCGGACCATCTGGTCGGCAGCGATGTAGAACGCCTTCTCTTGATCGTCGTCGGTGGCCCGGCAGCATTTGATGAACTGGGGCAGGCTCGGCGGCATGTCGTGGCGAGCGCGGCAGGCCCTCAAGCCATCCGCCACCATTTGCATGCTGATTCCGTCCTCGTCGAACGCCTCGGCCCACGCCTTTTCCCAGCTATCAATGGCAGCGGCGCCCTTGAAATTCGCCCGCCAGATATTCGGGTACATGCCGTCCAGGCGGTTGTACAGGTGGGTCATCACCGAGATGTTTTCCAGTTGCGCCCGGGGCCTAAACCACGCGCTGATACTGGCCGTCGATTGTCTCGTTGTCGGCGTATTCATCGTAATTCCCTCTCTGGCGGTTTCTGTTGACGTAGGCGGACGGGTCGAACTTGGCGCCCTTGCCACCGGCTGGTGCTGGCTGGGCAGATTGGTCAGCCGGCAGTGCGAAAATGCCCTGCCAGCTGTTCATCACCGATCGATCGAGCACGGATTCCGGGTCATTCCCTTCAGCCCGCAGCTTGTCCAGTTCCTTCACCAGCAGTTCCACGGCGCGGTCGGTCAGCGGCTTGCGAATCTTCTGCCGCATGGCGACAAACCCGTCCCATGCAGCAGCAGGCACCCAGTCAGGCAAAACAAAACCCGGCTCGGCACGAGGCGCGCGCTTCTTTGTTTTTGGTTCCTGATGGTTCTTGATGGTTATTGATGGTTCGGGTGCAATAGCTGTTGCACCCTTTACGTCGTCAGTTGCACCCTTTGTGTTCTGGTTTGCACCCTTTACGTCGTCAGTTGCACCCTTTTTAAAGGGCGCAATTTCTGCACCCTTTTTTTCGGGGGCCAAATCGGCGTACTCGGCACCCAAAATCCACGCCGGGTTGATGGCATATTCGCGCGCCGTTCCCCGGCCGCCATTCGCATTTCCGACCAGGATCAGCCAGCCGTCTTTCTCCAACCGACGGAGCTGGTACTGGACAGAGCGATCGGACTGGCGGGATTTGCGGGCGAGAGACGCGACCGATGGGAATACGTGCGTGCCGTCATCGTGGGCGTGGTCTGCGATAGCCAGCGCCAGCGTGAAGATGCCGCCGCCATCGGGAAACCGATCGAACACCATGCCGGACATTTTGGCGCTCATACGCCCCCCGCCTCGTCAGGCACAGCCATGGCCGTGAGCGTGACCGGCTGCCGCTGGGCGCCGGCCGCCTTCGGGCGGAACACGATGACCACGGCCGGGAACGGCGCCTTGGCCGCGCCGCCGATGAACTGCAGGCGCTTGTCCAGTGCGCGGATCTCGTTGGCACGCATCGCATAGCGGTGCCACCACCGGGTGTCGGTCCGCGCCGGCACCAGGCAGACGACCGTGGCGCCATGGCACGAGGCGCACAACGCTTTTTCCATCCAGAGCTTGATGGGGTGACCGAACGGCGGATTCATCCAGCAGACGCCAGTCCAGTCCTGCGCGAGACCGTCGTCGGCCCGGGTGAAATACCGGGCGCATTTGGCGTTCGCCGGCGTGGCGCACACGTCGAGGGTGAATCCGAATTCGGCGTTCAGGACGTCGAACAGCGCGCGCGGCGTCGGCCATTCGTTCGTGTCGCTGCGGAAGTGGATGTTTTCAGTCATCGACGGCCTGCGCGACTTGAGCCAGGTACGCCTGGAGCTGGTTGATTTTCCGGCGCAGGGTCGAGCCGTTGATGCTCTTGAGGCCCGCCAGTGCTCGCCGGATGTTGGCCTCGTCGCCCTGCCCTTTGATCGAGTCGGACACCATGTGGATCAGCGCCCGGTCGGCAGAGTCGATTTCCTCGGGGATCTGGGTCAGCAGGTAGCCGAATTCGTCAGCCATCGATTCCAGAATGCGGTGGTCACCGGTCAGGCTCATCAGCTCCACCGCCTCCGGCAGGTAGAACCACCGGGAGTCATCATTCGGATTTGCCTTGGCCCGGATGACGGACTCGGATGCGTCCAGCCGGGCAGCGATCACCTTTGGCCCACCGGCGGCATAGACCGTTTTGTGGGCGGCATCATTGATGCTCAAGGCCATAACTTTCCTTTTTGATCATTTTTTGCGCCGGCTTGGCGGGCAATACTTCAGTCAACGAAACGACAACACGGAGTTCAGCGAAATGACTACTTGCTCATGCGACCTGCCTTTGCCGATGAGCGAGCCTCTTTGTGGTGCGGCGGCTCAGCCGGAGAAGCTTGTCTCCGATCTCCCACGACGGCTGCCGCCGCCGCCCATTGAGCAGATCGCTGATGTACGGCTGACTCACGTCGGCCGCTCTCCCGATTTCGTTCTGGGTGAGGCCACGCCCGACCAGGTCTTTGATGAGTTGTTTCCAGTCCATACTGGCAATTCTATCGCTTTTGCGCTTAATAGCAAGCGCCATTGCGATAGAAGCATGTATCACAATAGCGATATGAAAACACTTGCCGAACGACTCAAAGAGGCTCGCTCCGACAAGGGGCTGAGTCAGACTGCGCTGGCCAAATTGGTCGGTATTGGGCAGGCCACTGTTGCGTCCATAGAAAATGGGCGGAACAGAGGGAGCACCTACATCACGAAAATCGCACGGGTACTCAATGTTTCACCCGAATGGCTGGCAGATGGCATTGGCGACAAGTCCGCGTCAAGGCTGGATAACAACGTCCGGCCCATCACCACGCCAGGCCGTCAGGTTCCGATCATTGACTACGTGCAGGCAGGCATGTGGCACGAGATCGCCGACCCATTCCCGCCCGGGGCGGCGTTCGAATACATCATCAGCTTCTCTGAGCTATCTGATAGCGCGTTCGCTTTGCGCATCCGGGGTGACTCAATGTCGCCGGAGTTTGTCGAGGGAGATGTGATCGTGGTCGACCCGGCGGTAGCCCCTCGGCCCGGCAGCTTTGTCGTTGCCAAAAACGGCGGGGAAGAGGCTACGTTCAAAAAGTACAGGTCGCGCGGCATCGATCAGCACGGAGATGACATATTCGAGCTGGTGCCATTGAACGACGACTATCCAACCCTGCGGTCCGACGAAACCCACTGCTTTGTAATCGGCACGGCCGTTGAGGTCCGCAAACAGCTGCGGTAGCCGTACACGCACCCACACAGCCTGCCACCCGGCGGGCTTTTTTATTCCCCGAAGCACGCATCCAATCGCATCAGCGATAGAATTATCGCAAATGCGCTTGACAACAATAATCGCAATTGCGATAGTGACGACACACCACGGCAACACACCGCCGCCGATCTCTCACAACCTACCCAGCACCACCCGCCGTCGGCACAGCCGGTCGAATACACGGTAGCGGGAGAGCGCGAGAGTCCACCTCGCGCCAATGGCGGCACCGCCCATCGCAGGCACGGGCCGAACGGACAAACCAGCACACACGCTGCGCCCATGCGCGACGTCGGACGGCGATGCCCAATCCGGCGCGATGGCGAAATGTCTTAACGCAGATGACGACGTGGCAGGTGTGCTGGAAGGAGCGGCCTCACCCGAGGCCGATCACCAAAGCCTCGTGACAGGCGGTTTTGGTGTTCAACAGGAGGAACGCAGAACGCCGGCCCGTGGCAAGTAACGGGCAAAGGGCCGGTTCAATGAGCCGGCATCGTTGAGAGGGCTGTAGAAGTTCGGAGACCCGCCGAAGCGGGCCCCTTGGTCACAGCATCAGCAGAACAAGCGTGGTCAATGCGAGAATGCACTGGGCCACGTTTATCTTGATGCTCACCTTCACGACGGCTTTCATTCGATGTCCCTGATTGAAAGCCCGTGGCCACGGGCATTTAACCCGCTTGAGCACTTGTATTCCGCCCTTGCTGGCGGATGCCTGACTGCGGCTAGCACGCAATCTGACATTCGGCTTGACCGGCCGGCGGTGCCCCAAGGGCGACCATGGCGGGTTTCACCTTCAGCGCAGTAGCAGCCGCGCCGCCTGGCACTGCTATGCCAGGCCGGCCCCTTGCAGGGGGACGGTTCGCCGATGCTACACGCGGATCGAATGCGTATATAGCCCTCTCAACGATGCATGAACGGCCTCACCAGAGGCCGCTCACCAAAGCCGAGACAGGCGGTTTTGGTGGCCAAAGGTCAGCCCGGCGAATCTGCAGACACTGCGTGCCGGGCTGCTTGATCATGGGAGCGAGGAGTCAGCCCTTCGTGGCTCCTGACAGGAACCCGGCAAAAAGGCGCTCGCTCAAGGCCTTGGTGATTTCGTGGATCTCTTCAGGATGAAGAACATGCCCGCAGCCAACGCAGGCGTAGCTGTCCGGCCCTTCGCTTGTCTCGGCGTACTTGAGCTTATCGCCAGTGCATTCAGGGCAAGTGATGGGGGTGTTGATAGGAGTAGTCATGAGCATTTCTCCCAATGATTAGTTAGATGGCATTGCTCATTTTATGCGTCATGACGAAAATTTCTATCCGAATTTTCTGCCGCTGGTAAATTTTTTTCTCAAAGGATAGGCATGTCAGAACAACGATTCCCGGTCCCATTCGCGACTGTCGATGATGCAGTTGCATCGGCACAGGTGGTAGAAAGCCTGGCTGCAGATATGGACAAGGGGCGGTGGGAATTTCTGGTAGATCCATGGACGCGGGTCCGAGCAGGAGCCCACGTCGTTATCCCCTACTCAGCCTGGATGAAGATCGAGGCCGAGCTGAGACGCGGGCACAAAAACGGAAAGGCCCCGACTGCTGAGTAGCAGTTGAGGCCTTCCCGGTCCCTACGGATGAGCTTTGCTTTCAACGCAGGGGCAATTTCAATATAGCAGCACTGCTTTGTGGTGCAAGGTAAAGCAGTGCTGCTGAAAACGGGAAGGCCCCCGGGCATGCGTACCGGGGGCCTTCAGCCACTCCGGACCATCCGGTAGGGCTACGATGAATTTAGGAAACACTTAGTAACAATTCAAGAAATTGCCCGGCCCTGCGCCGGGCTTTCTCATTTAGGAGACCAACATGGTCATGACCGAACTGGACGACGCCACGGTGCTTCGGCTCCGTGCTCAGGGCTATCGCGCGAAATGCATCATCCGGCGCGGCATGACCCTGTTCTTCATCTACCGCTGGAGGATGTGATGGGACCGATCCGCCGCCGCATTTTCACCCGCGACCCGGCCGACACACCGCTGGCCGTTGCCTGCGATGTCGCGCTCACCACGCTGGGCGCCCTGCTCTACGCCGCTGCTGCTGCCACCCTGGCCGCCATCTGCTACGACGCCGTGCCGCTGGATCTGCTGTGGAGGCTGCTGCCATGAGAATGATCGAAGCGCCGCTGGGCGCCGCCTGGCACTCGAACGACCCACGGTTGGGCACCGACCCGTGCCGGCAGGACGAGGCCGACGATCTGACCACGGCTGCCGATATGGCAGTGGCCGACATCGAGGCCGCTGCCGCCCTGGTGCGCCGCGGGCGACTGGCCGAGGGCCGGCAGGCGCTGATCGACTCGGCGCACGACCTGATGAGCAGCCTGCAATGAGGGCATCGTTCACGCAGCGCCAACTGCAGGACTACATCCGCCGGGCGCGGGAACGACGGGCGTCCGATGCCGGCGGGCCAGCACGCGGGAACGAATACGACCGACGCCGGGCTGATGCTCGGCGTTTTCGCGAGGGCCTGGACGAGCTGATCGGCGCCGTGTTCGGGCCGAAACATCACTGAACCCTATTCCCGGGCGGACCCGGGAGCCAAGGAACCACCATGAGCACTGCACTCTCCACCCTGACAGGGAAACTCGCTGCGCGATTCGACATCGGCGATTCCACCGAGCTGATCGAAACGCTCAAGCAGACCGCATTCAAGGGAAACGTCAGCGACGCCCAGATGACCGCGCTGCTGATCGTCGCCAACCAATACGGGCTGAACCCGTGGACGAAGGAGGTCTACGCGTTCCCGGACAAAAACAACGGCATCGTGCCGGTGGTCGGCGTGGATGGCTGGTCCCGCATCATCAACGGCGATGACCGTTTCGACGGGATCGAATTCGAGCAGGACGACACGAAATGCACCTGCAAAATTTACCGCAAAGACCGCGGTCGCCCGGTGGCGGTCACCGAGTTCATGGACGAGTGCAAACGTGGCACCGGACCGTGGCAATCGCATCCGAAACGCATGCTGCGCCACAAGGCCATGATCCAGTGCGCCCGCCTCGCGTTCGGATTTGCCGGCATCTACGACCAGGACGAGGCCGAGCGCATCACACAGGGCGAGCGGGATGTGTCGCCTGCCAGTACCGTCATGCGCGGCGAGACCGATAACCCGCGTCGCGCCGAACTGCTCCGCGCAGCCGAGGCCATTGCCAACACCGGCGATGTGGATGCGTTACGCGTCCATTTCCAGCAGCTGACCCGTGAGGACCGCCACATTATCGGGTCCGAAAAAATGGGCCAGCTCGGCGCCGCTGCCAGCGCAGTCGCCAGCGCCCCGAATGTAATTGATGTCGATTTTGAGGAGGGCGTGTAATGGAACAGCGCACCGACGAGTGGTTTGCCGCCCGGCTCGGCAAGGTAACCGGGTCTCGCGTCGCCGACCTGATGGCTCGCACTAAATCCGGCCCGGCCGCCAGCCGGCAGAACTACATGGCAGAACTGATCTGCCAGCGGCTGACCGGCCAGCAGGAGGAAGTTTTTGTGAATGCGGCCATGCGGCGCGGCACCGAGCTGGAGCCGGACGCCCGCGCGGTCTACATGCTGGAGACCGGCGAAATCGTCACCGAAACCGGCCTGGTCGACCACCCGGAAATCGCGAATTTCGCGGCCTCGCCGGATGGACTGGTCGGTAGTGACGGCCTCATCGAAATCAAGTGCCCGAACACCTGGACGCACATCGAGACCATCAAGAGCGGCGAGCCGCAGCGCAAATACTTCATCCAGATGCAGGCGCAAATGGCATGCACCGGTCGTGCCTGGTGCGATTTCGTCAGCTACGACGACCGGCTGCCCGAGCATCTGGCGTATTTCCAGACCCGAATCATGCGGGATGACGCGTTCATCTCCGAAATGCTGGCCGAGGTCCGCGCATTCCTCGCCGAACTGGACCACACCATCAACGAACTGAGCAGAAAGACCGCGTGATGCAGGAAACCCTCCCCACCGTCACGCTCGACATCACTCCCGACACGGCGCCGGCCATTTTCCGTGGTGCCGGGCTGGGCCAGTATTTCGAGCACATCCGCGCCAGTGTCAACGAGGCGCCGGACCTGTCCACAAAACGGGGCCGCGACCGCATCGCCTCTCTGGCCGCCCAGGTATCGCGCAGCAAGACCGCCGTCGAGCGGCCTGGCCGCGAGTACCTGAAATCCATCAAGGCCCTGCCGAAGCTGATCGAAACCGAGCTGCGCGAGTTTGCCGACATGTGCGACCTACTGCGCGACGAGGTACGCCGGCCGCTGACCGAGTGGGAGGCGGAACAGGCCCGCATCGAGGGCGAGCGCAAGGCTGCTGAAGCTGCCGCAGCACTGGCCCTGCAGGTTGAGACCGACCACGAAATCGCGCTGCTGATGGATCGCGAGATCGACCGTCAGCGCGAAGAGGCCCGGCGGGCCGCCGAGCAGGCGCAGCGCGAGCATGAGGCACGCATTGCCCGCGAGGCAGCAGAGCGCGCAGAGGCTGATGCAGCGGCACGCGTGGCGGCGGAGCTGGCCGAGGCCGGTCGGCGTGAAGCCGAAGCCAAGCTGGCCGCCGAGCGCGCCCAGCGGGAACAACAGGAGGCTGAGCGCCGGGCGCTGGAAGCCGAAGCCCGCGCCGAGCGTGAGAAGGTCGAAGCGACCGAGCGTGCTGAACAAGCCCGGGCCGCTGCCATCGAGCAGGAGCGCCAGCGCGTCGAGGCAGCGCAGCGCGAGCAGGCCGCCGAGCAAGCCCGCCGCGAGGCCGACGTGCAGCACAAGCGGGCCATCAACACGGCCGCGATGCGCGCGCTGGTCGAGCATGCCGGGCTGACGGACGAACAGGCGAAGGCAACGATCGTCGCGATCGCCCGGGGCCAGGTCGGCAATGTCTCCATTCGCTACTGAGGCGCAGCCATGCCAGCCCCTATCGAAATGGCCGGTTGCCAGTTCGGCCGGCTGACTGTATCAGGCCCGTCAGACGTCAGGATATTCGGCGGGCGCACCGTTCTCTGCCTGTGTCGCTGCGGCGGTTCCATCAGCGTCCGCCCCGGTGACCTGCGCAAAGGGAAGGTGAAGTCATGCGGCTGCTACCGGCGCGAGCTGGCGCTTGCAGCGCTTCAGCGGGCGAACCAGCCCGAGGCCAGGTCTCGGCAACTGGTTTCAGCCAACAGGACGCGGCATCGAAAACAGATTTTGGCGCTGGGGTCCATCACCACCACCCGCCAATACATCGACGGTCAACCAGCCCCGCTATGAGCGGGGCGATTCATTTCAAGGATTCGCACCATGGAAATCAAAATCGAGCTGGATCTGCCCAGCATCATTTCTCAGGCTGTCAGCGCCGAACGCATTCAACCCATCGTCGATAAAGCAATCGCCGACGCAGTGAAGTCAGCCATCAATGATGCCACCGGCTACAGATCCGAATTCCAAAATGCGGTAACCAGCCAGATGAAGGCTGCCATGCCGCATGGCATCAATATCGGTGATGTCGCGAAATTCCAGCACATGATTAACAGCGCCATCACAAACGCCGTGCATGGCGCCAACGCCGCCACCATCCAGGCCGCGATGAAAAAAGCGGTTGATCATGTCGTCCCCGATGTGCCCGAGCGGATCAAGCTGTCGGATCTCATGCAGGAAGCCAGGGAAGGATTTCACAAAGGGGCTGGAGATGCGTTCTACGCAAACTACAAGCCGAGCGAGTATGGCGGCGGCTGGTTGAGTTTCGATGAAGACGAGAGCATCAGCAGCAGCCATAGCGCCAGTATCCGCCTCTCGATCGACGATGACGGCACCGTCTACGCTCTCAAACTCAACGGGAAAAGCATCGTTCCGGGCAGCGTGCCGGACGTCATCGGTCAATTCGATAGCCTGCTGCTGTCTATGTACGTTGGCCGAACCAGCATTGACCTGGACATCGACGAGTACGACGTTGAATCGCTTGCATCTGAACAATACGACTGAAAAAAGGACACAGCCATGTGGTTTCGCCAAATCGCCCTCTTCCGCCTCGACCCCAAGCATCTCCCCGATTTCGACAAGCTCGAAACCGCCCTGGCCCGGCATCCGTTCGCCACGTGCGGCGGGCTGGACTGGTACAGCGACGGCTTCGTCCCCGCCGCGCCGCACAAGCCGGACCAGATGCTGGCCCGCGTCGGCGGCGCCGCGCTGGTGACGCTGAAGCGCGAGGACAAGGTGCTGCCGCCAGCCGTGGTGCGTGACTTCGTCGAACGCCGGGTAGCCGAGATCGAGGAAAAGGAATTCCGCCTGGTCGGTCGCAAGGAAAAGAAGGAACTTCGCGAAACGGTCGAGGACGATCTGCTGCCGCGCGCGTTCACCAAGAGCAGCCGCAGCCGCTGCTATATCGACCTGCAATCCGGCTGGCTGGTCGCCGATGCCGGCGGCGCCAAGGCCGAGAACCTGGTCAGCGCCATCCGCCAGCAACTGCCGCCGCTCCCGGCCCGCCTGCCGCGAACGCTGTTGTCGCCGGCCACGGCCATGACGCTGTGGCTGACCGAGGGCGCGCCAGCTGGGTTTGAGCTGGACAGTGACGCCCTGATGCAGTCACCGGGAGATGACGGCGCGCGGATCAAGGCCAGTCGGCAGGACCTGACCGCGCAGGAGGTCCGCCAGCACGTCGACACCGGCAAGCAGGTGACCAGCCTCGGCCTGATCTGGCAGGAACGTATCCGCTTCGTGCTGACCGACAAGCTGGAGCTGAAACGCGTGCAGTTTCTCGACGTGATCGAGGACGAGGCCAACCAGGCCGGTGACGACGCCGAGGCGCTGTTCGATGCCACCCTGCTGCTGATGGTCGGCGAGCTGCGCGGGCTGATCGGTGAGCTGATCGAGGCGCTGGGCGGCGAGCTGCCGGTGGATGGGGAATGACGCCGCGCTCGATGAGCGCGGGCAGTATTACGGCCCATTCGATGTCGCCGTCGCTCAGGGGCGGATCGATTGCGCCACACCAGTGACTGTTATCGACCCATTGCAGCCCTTAAGCTGGCGAATACGACCGATTTCCGCGTCCAACCACCCGTCCCTCGCGAGGGACGGGTGGTTGGGACATTAGCTGCCACGGAGAATTTTCAAATCGTTGGCGACCGTTGCTTGGGAGACGCCAAGCAGATCGGCGATTTCAGTTTGGCGGAGTCGGTGCTCTGTGTAGAGCTGATGTTCAAGATTACGACGCTCAGCAACGGATAGCGCGTTCGCATCGAAGCTTGTGAACTGCCTCAACGCACCGTTGGCTTGCACTCGCGAGGAAAAAACTTGGCCATTGGGCTTGCGGACATGAGCGACAGCAACACCTGCGCCACCGCGGATAATGTACGTATCGCGGTGAAGGTCAATGTTCAGGCTCAGGTTCAGGCTCATTGGGACAAGCGACTGCGGCTGAAGAGCATTACTGTTCTCTGGAGGGACAGGATCGCTCGTGGAAATTTCAAAGGGCGGCATACAGGCTCCTGATTTGATTCATTGATATTTATGAATTTGATGAATTCTATCACATGTGAGCTGTACGTCAAGCCGCCGAAGCTCATAGCTGAGTGTGCGGTTCTGACAACTTCGATCTTTTGGGTGTCCGCTAGTAGCCGACAGCAGCCATAACATGCCTGCGAATTGACATTCGCATAGCCACACTAGCACAACAAATTCCCAGCTTTCCACCCCGAACCCGCCCCCGATGGCGGGTTCGTCGTTTTCGACACCCCGCTGACACCCGGCACGCTCCCGGCGTGCAGCTGGTGCCGGCTGAACATATGGAGGTCATTGCATGAGCACCTACCACGGCTACGGCCAGGACCATCACCTCACCGAACGGAGCGAGGCCGATGTCTGGAAACAATCGAATGTCGGCACACCTCTGGCGGCTGATCCGCAGGCTGGCGCATTGGCAGGCACGGATGCATCGCCGGCTGGTGGTGATACCGGCGATCAGGGCGAGGAATAGCCATGACCTGCGATGAACACACAACGAACCGCCCCACCCCGGGCGGTTCTGCATTTCAGGAGACAGGAATGGATGACCATCTGGCCCGCGTGGCCGAGGCGCCGCAGGTGGACTCTCAGGCCATGCAGGCCGACGAGCTGACCTGCGACGACATCGAGCGGCTGCAATTCGCGCTGTCATGCATCGGGTATGCGCACCAGGGCGCAGAGAGGTGGCACAGCATGGTTCGTGACCTGATCCGGGGGACGATTGATCGGCATCGCAGACTCGGCGCAGAGCGAGATGAAATCGCCACGCTGCGCGGGCAGAACACGGCGCTGGTGGCGGCGCTGGAACACATGGTCAACGACTGCGAATCGCTAGAATTCGACGGTGCGCCCAGTTCAGCGGCATTGAACAAGGCCGTATATGCCCTCGCCAGCGTGAAAGGTGGTGCAGCATGAGTGACTACCTTATCGCCACATCGGGCACAGCACCAAATGGAGTGAGCACGTCTGCTGGTGGAAGGCCGGCAGCCGCGGCTACACGATCTGCATAGACAAGGCCGGGCTGTACAGCGAGGACGAGGCGCGAGACATCTGCCGCAGCGGTCTGTGCATTGCTGTCACTAAGCAGGTAGCGCAAGAAATCAGCCGCAGCACGCCGTATCACCGGTCGTGCAGAGCGGAACTCGCGCGGCTCTACGACGGCGGCGAGCACACCGTTGTCCCGAACAGCAAAGAGGCGTGGAAGGTGTTGCTGGTCCAGCGCCTCGACACGGCGGCAAAGCCGGACCGGCCGACGCCAATCGGCGCGAAGGCGCGAGCGATCTATCTGCCGAAAGAATGGGGGACGGCATGCTGACCCCCGATCAAATCATCGACATCTCTGTCAAGTCTGGCCTGTCTGGTCAACTTAGACTGGACGGCGATTTCAACCGAATTCTGTCAGCAATACGGCTGCAGAAATTCGCCGAGCAGATCGCCGCCGCTGCTGCCGCTACCGAGCGCGAGGCATGCGCTCAGGTATGCGATCAGATTGATACGTACCCGAGCATCTGCGCTGCTGCCATCCGCGCCCGTGGCGAGAAAGGACGGGCAGCATGATGCACGCAGAGGGATTCAAATGCCTGCCGGCAGCTCGGCTTGCTGAACTGCTTGGCAGCTTGCCGCCGGACTCGCTCGTGGCAACCAACACAGTCGAAAATCTCATGATCCTGTCCCCTGTCGACGTCTATATGGGGTTCATTGATTTTGAAAGCGAACAGGTGGAAATGATTCAATACGAGGACGTAGACGATGACTGACCGCGAACTGCTGGAGCTGGCTGCTAAGGCGGCTGGCATCGAGGTATGGCCCGGCATTGGCGTCCAATCGCACATGCTGTTCACGCGGTCCGCAAAATCCGGATACGACGGGAGGGTGACGGGCGTCGAGTGGAACCCGCTCACCGACGACGGCGACGCGCTGCGGCTGGCGGTGGCGCTGCGCATGGAGATAGACCACAACCACCCTAGCGACGAAACGCCATGGGTATCTGTCAGGGCGCATCCCATGAGGATGTGCGCGGTTGAGGACTTCGAGGACGAATGCCAGCGCACTGCCGCCACCCGGCACGCCATCGTCCGCACCGCCGCTGCCATCGGGGAGACGATGCAATGACTGACCACACCTACGCCGGCTACACGGCCGAGCAGATCAGGGCGGCGGCTGAGGCGGCAGAGATTGAGGCGCCATGCCCCTGGAGGACGGATATAACAAATCGCTCTGCCGCATACATCGTTACGGTGCAGCCTACGACCGTGCTCGCCCTGCTCGACCGCATCGCAGAGCTGGAGGCGGGCATGCCCGCCGCCCGGGCCCAGCAAAAAAATCCGGCAGCGCCGTGAGAGGGATCGGCGCCGCCGGGTTTGAGATTTCACTTATAGAGGGCATGACGCCCGATTCACAGCCGCCCCGATGGGCGGCTTCGCTTTTATGGAGAACAAACATGTCAGAACGACTTATTGGCATCAAGGACGTCACTCGTGCGACATCACTCAGCACGGCAACGATCTACCGCATGATCAAGGCCGGCAAGTTTCCCAAGCAGATCTATGTTGGCTGCCGTGCAGTGTGGGTTGAATCGCGTGTGCAGGCGTGGGTTGATGCAGTTGCGGCCGGGGAGATATGGAAAGACAATGATGCAAACGCCATCGCCGCCTGACTCACAAGAGACCCATCGAACGCAGTTGTGAGTAAGGTTGTGAGTAAGATTCAAGCCGGCGGATGCGGAATCCGCCACAGACAAGGCTTCGGACCATAAAATGCTTCTGATGATCGACAACTACGACAGCTTTACCTTCAACCTCGTCCAGTACTTTGGCGAGCTGGGGCAAGAGGTCGAGGTGCATCGCAACGACGAGATTTCGCTGGACGAGATCGCGGCGAAAAAACCACAGTTCCTGGTCGTGTCGCCAGGTCCCTGCTCTCCGTCCGAAGCGGGCATTTCCGTGGCGGCAATCCAGCGCTTTGCCGGAGAGATCCCGATCATGGGCGTCTGCCTCGGTCACCAGAGCATCGGCCAGGCGTATGGCGGTCGCGTGGTTCACGCGCAGACGCTGATGCACGGCAAGACCTCGCCGGTGCATCACCACGACGTCGGCATGTTCCGGGGCCTGCCGAATCCGGTGACCTGCACCCGCTACCACAGCCTGGTCATCGAACGCGACACCCTGCCCGACTGCCTCGAAATCACGGCCTGGACCGATGACGGCGAAATCATGGGCGTACGGCACAAGACGCTGCCGATCGAAGGCGTGCAGTTCCATCCGGAATCGATCCTGACCGAGCACGGCCATGCGATGCTGCGCAACTTCCTTGAGACCTTCGGCTGA